CTAGTTATTCCCCCACTCGATTAATACATCAACACGATTAAGGAGATATGCGGCTTGATGCCAAACCTTGCTGTATTTGCGTGAGTTATACGTGTGCAAAAATTCCACTAACAAATCTTTGGATTGTTGTAATGCGGCTTTGTCGGCAAGTGGGTTTGTATTGTCGGCAAAAAGGCCTTTCAGGGTCTCGATTTTTTGCAGAAAAGATGCCGATTCACCCTTTCTCTGTAATTGATTGGCTATTTGTGGCAATAACCAAGGGAGATAGAAACGCCGAAGAGTGGTATTTAAAAAGTTATAATCAGTTGAGGACCAAGAGGTATTCTTCCCCCCACAGTGAGTGCCGCTGTTAGTGGCTGCGGTGCTCAATTCACAAACTCCCTTTTCCATATCAAAGATATATCCCAACGCTTGATTATTAACAAATATGGCACCTTGTGTTTTTCGCTCATCAAAGTTAATAGCCTGACCAATATGGTCGCCTAGTTTTGGCCCGGTCAAGGCACCACGGAAATTCATCCTTTGCGGCTTTTCATTAATATAAAAATGTAAAACCTTATTTTCATCGCCATTAACTAAGTAGTGAAAATCTTGATCAGCCATAAAATACCATCGTTGAGTAGACATATTATAGGCAACACCATTATCACAGCGATACTCAATTGAGTTATCACTGTAACTACTGCGATTATAGGTAAAGGCGATCGGTGAATCCTGATCTAACCCCTGATTTAGCAATGAAAGACAGGATGCTTCGGTAAGTTTTATCTCCTCATTTGATTTGTTATAAGCAATCAAATACTGAGTCTCAGCATTATAGTAAATGTTCTGTCCTCTTTTATTTCCGCCCAAATAGATATTAACATCATCTAACTCACCTAAATGATGAACAATAATATCACGAGAGCCAGACTCATCTATGGACTCTAGGGTTTCTTTATATTGAAGAAAAGGTCGCACAGCATATAACTTTAGTTTTTCAATGAATTCTTCATCAAACCATATTGTATCTCGATTAACTGCAACAGTAGGCTGAGACGGTTGCCTTCTTCGACTCGGCAAGTGATTTACGGCCCCAGGCTTGATATTTAAATTAACATAAAACCCTTCCTCATTTAGTGATAATGCCGTATTTGTCCCTTGATTAATCAAGACAATTTTCCCGTCTATCTTCTTAGGAAGCCAGCGTTGCCCCGGATTGCCAAAATCACAATAGGTAAAGGCGACATCCGCACTTACAATATCTTGCCTTAGATCTGCGGGGTGTAAGCAATAGATATTTCTATCAAATCCTTGTCCGATAAATGCCGTCATAATCTGCCCAGTATGACTATAAAATATAGAAGAACTCTGAGCATCAGCACCTGTAGGTTGGCTTTCTCGGGACAGGACAATACTGTGCCCACGGCTACGATAATAATTATAGCCGAAATATTTTTCTGGAAATAAATTAGAGTTGTAATTGAACACTAGCCGTTTACTGTCCGGGTAGAGTTTTTTGGGTAATACACGATAAGAACTGATATCTGCTATCAAGCCCAACGTTTTCAAATCGGCAGTGTTGGCACTGTTATAAAGCGATGCCGATTTTCCTGTAAATGAAAAATCACTAAAGATATCAACCTGCATATTAAAAGGAATTTTAATAGAGGCTATATTATTATTCCACTGACTAAATAACCACTCATCCTCTGTATAATAGGGTACACAAAACTTCTTGGCCTCCGCTTTTTCAAGGTAATTATCACCAGAGTAAAAACAGACATTATTATCGTAAAAATTGTCAGATATTGCATTGGACGAGATAAAAATTAGCAGATAAAATATCTTATTCACCTTATTATTAACATTCATGCTTCACCTTTAAATAAGAAGTAAGCAGAATCATGCTGTTTTTGCATGGACCGATACGTGATGAATTGCATTTTCATATTCACACACAGGCAATCTCGTTAATAGAATAATTTACTAAAAATCAATTCATTTTTTATTCTGATGAAGATATAAAACAAAAAAGCCCCCGAAATATCGGAGGCTTCACTAAATTTATCGGACTCTATTTTAACAAATAGAGAAGATATTTATTCCCACTCAATTATATAAATGAAATATAAATGATTGATAAATATAACAATATAGAGTTTGTCGTAATATAGATACCGTCTTATATACCGTCACTAGAGTAAGGTGACTAAAAACCGCGCAGTATCCGGTTATAGTTCGCGACAGCATCTTTATAAGAGGTAACCGTAGCCTGACACATTCTAAGCTGTTTGACTACTTCGTCGGCCTCGCCTCCGATCCTGAGAAGAAACTCACTATTCGCTGTTGAAAGTTCGGCTCTCGCTTCTGCATCATTTCCACTGACGCCTCCGGCAGTTGTATTTGTGCTGCCACAGGCACCGGCTTTAACTGCTGCTGACAGCCTGAGATTGCCACTACGGAGATCAGCAACAAGCCGATCAGTTTGCTTCTTGCCATCGTTCACCCCATTTATATATGCCTGATCAGCCGCGGCTAAAGCATCACTAGCCACCTTCTCAGATGCAAACAACTTGCCATCGATAACTAACTTTTCTTTGTCAGCTTTCTCTCTATCTTTCGCTTGTTTATCAAGGTATGAATTCTCAGCGCTGGTGGTACCAGCCCACCAGCCACCGCCAAACAGCAGGATAGACAGAACTACAGCAATCACAGCGTTAGTGCTCATGATTTAAGCACCCCGCCAGCCTTGGTATACGCCAGTAGAAGTTTTTGAATATTATGCTCAAACTGTCCATATCCTGCGCCGGGGAAGCTGGCCCAAATGTTAGAGCACTTTTTGATGGCTACCGTGATATTGCCTAGCTTGATATCATCCAGCGCGCCACGTTCTTTGATCTGCTGGATTGCTATCTTGTCTTGGCTTTCTGGTGAAAAATCTTTCAACTTGAGTAACTCTGCATAGGGTGCCCACCAGCGATTAAGCAGTTGATAGCGCCCTGCCGCCGTGCTCTTTAACCCTTTGCTATTAACTGTGACTAAAACGTTAGGATGGCTGCTGTACGAGGTAAAAACTTTCGGGCTATTAATACCGTCGACAACAACGTCATAGCCGTCATTTTTCGTGTGCTTGCTGGTGGATGTTCCTTCGCTGAAACCGATCATATCAAGGAAGGCCGCTAGGTTAGGATTGATACCAGATAATCGAGCCATATCATTTCACCTTAAATAGCTGCATCACGTTACCGCGCGTTCTGATAACAGCAACGCATAGCGTGATATTGATAAGAAACTCGGACCAGTCGACAGACACATAGAACCCGAAGAAGGTACGAATAGGAACTGAGGCGCATACAACGATAATTAGATAAGCGATCCACCCACCCCATCTACGATGTCGTGACCCGTCACGCTGGAAGAAAATCAACCGTCCGGAAATAACAGCGCAAATAAGCGCATTGATGATGAGAAGAGTTTCATTACTGTTCATCGTCTCCACCCCGTTTGAATATCGCCCCCGGATTACCAGCACGGCTATAGAAAGCCATCAACAGACGCACAGCGATAACAGCAGACAACAGAGCACCAGCGGCATCCGCGCCACGGTCATAGCCATCAGGTAGGAAATCAATAATGAATGCCGCCACGGGCCGGTAAGTGATAATTCCGATGATGAAACTGACAAGGGATAAAATAAGACGGCGCTTGATGGGAAACTCAACCGCCGAGGTAACAAAAATTACCGTTCCTGCAAACGCTCCGAGCACGACCTCAGCGTCTAAACCTGAAAAGAACCCTACCAAAGCGGCCCCGCCTAAAATACCTGTAGCCCCTGCTGTAGTTAGTGGCTCAGGCATGATAATCACCTAAACTATGCATCATGTAACCCTCAAAGTAATGGTGATTACATGATACACAATTATTCAAATATGGATAATAATTACCTTTAGACTCATAACCTGATCGATTATAACGATCAACCCCCATTACATTGATCGTTATTACCAATTTGAACGCCATAGGAATTGGGAACAGAATCAGTAATCGCAAGATTTCGGAGCAGCAAGTGAATATAATTCTGATGGTGATAGGCGTAGTGGCGGTAATAGGCGTCATTGCATGGCTGGTGATCCGTTCAGCCATGCAAGATAACGAGAATAATTATTAGGTAATATTCGCCTCGCCTTACTATTTAATTTTACCTTCCAGGGCTAAAAGTCTTTCTTCTAATTTCTCCTGATTAGCTTTTAACGCGCCGCTAATTAATAGGTTAATTTGGTCCGGTCTGAACGAATAACGATCACCGGCTGGGGTTACAATTCTTGACTCAGGTGAGATTTCAACACCATTTTCATCAAACTCTGCTGGTGTAATTTGAGTGTTTTCCTCCCAAGAGTCATAGCAGATTGCCCCATATATAAATGGGTCAACAGCATGTGATTCAAAAATTTCTATTGCACGTTGAACCGTTAACCCAAAATGGATACGGGCATTATTTCCTTTACTCACAACGCTATCTAACCAACCAAATGTGCCTATCTCATCTGCAAGTAATAGCCCGATTGATATCTCCACATCCAATAACTTTCTAACCGGTGTTTTTTCTCTTGCATCAGATGTATTGATAGCGCCAATGGCTGCATACACCTCTTTTATTCTGGCTGATGATTTCCCAAACACCGTATCATTATCAATAACTGGCGTGAATGATTTGAAAGGTGCGGCGGTTGATTCCAGCATCACTATCGGTCGATACTGGCTAATGTCCTCATGATATGCGGTAATGCTAAATGTTCCGGAGGTTGCAGCTGATGTGCGGAACGATATAGAACCCTTACCTAGTGCCCCTGTTGGATCAGAACTACTAACAAAAGCCCTATCAAATAATATTCCCGCCACATTTTGAACACCGGCATTGCTTTCAGCTCTGATTAACATCCCACCAATGACAGTCGAGCCGCCATAATTCAAGCTGACTTTAATATTGTCATATGGATAACTTGTAAAGAACTGGCCCACTCGGAATTTCTCCATTCCGACCGGTGTATTAAAATTAGCCAATTCAATATCTAGTGCGGCAGAATATATCCCTGTTTTAGTTTGTCCATCAGATGGGATAGCATCCACACGAATATTTCTTGCTTCCCTTACGGCATTTGCTGCTGTGTCAGAAATAACCCGGTTAATGTATCCAATATTATTTAGGTGGACATTCCGTATTATTAGACTTTTACTGCCAGCTACTGAGCTTGAAGTAATCCAACCAATATTTCTGGTAATTGTGTATGTGCCAGTAGGAACGTCAGGAACCCGACTGGCAGACAGCCCATCTAAAGTGGCGCTGATGCACTCAAAGAAGTTACTGATAGCAACAGGCGAAGAATATGAGCCGTCATCATCTTCAATAACAACATTCACATTATTAGCACCGCAATGCATTTGATGCTGAAAATCCACTAGTCGCGCTGGCAGTCCATTATTTGCACTATCTAATGTTGGCTTCACTAGTGTGCCGCCATTTACGTTAATATTTCGCCCAAGCCAATCTTCAGAACCAAACGTTACATCAGTGACAGTATCATTCCATGCGCCGAATAATGAATGCACCCCATGGGCGAATACATCATTGAAATCGACGTTATAAACCGCGGGCCTAAGTGTATGTCCTGCCGTGGAATAAGCTATCAACAGAGTGCCATGACCAAATGTTTTAGCCCCCACAACCACAACGTCATGAGAACCGTCGACGATTTGTATTGCGGTTTGTGATTTAACGTATGTATGTAATGTTTTTGCATTATCGCTAATAAGTTGCGTGTGATTATCAATGGCTATTCCATAAGAGCCTTGAACAATCAAACCATCTCCGTGAATGAAATCTTCGGATACGCAGCCCGAAATGGATATGTCGTATGATGGTGCTGTGGGGCTACCCGCATGACCAATATCATCATAAGGGTTAAAGCTATTAATCTTAAAATTCCATTTTGGTGCATTAATACAGCGCACGTTTACAATCTCAGAATGGCGAACATTCCCAAAAGTTATAGCGGTACTCGATGCCGTACCGTCAGTAGCAGCCCTTCCCCAACCGTTAGCATCAATGCCAAGGTCACGAATAGATAAATACTCATCATATTCCTTATCACCGGTGGCGAAATTGGCTGAGCTAAGAACATCCCTATCGTTCGGGAAACCATCTGCGGCTTTAATAACAATAAAGTCCTTACCCGGCCCCGTAATTGTCGTGCCGCTCCCAACAAGTACGGTATCAGTAACAAGGCAAAACTTACCCGCTTTGGGCTTTGGAATATCGACTTTCAGACCACTGGTAAATGCCAATGTGAGTGCTGCGGTATCGTCGGTTACACCATCCATTTTTACGCCAAAATCTTTAACGCTGACAGTGTCACGCATCTTATCCTGAAACGTGCGGTATACTGCACCTGCACCCGATTGAATGAACCAGCCAAAACCGCCTACCACACCTGCGACCATTTGCTCGACGTAGTTCCGCATGCTTCGGTTATTAACTGCGTCCTGTTCGTCTCTAGGATCTGCAAGGTTAGCAATGCGGTATTGCTTGGAATCATATAAATTTGATTTTACTGTAGGTCGCCTTAAAGCCAAATCCAGCCACCCCATTGCCTGCTGAATTAGCATCGTCAGGTAATCAAACGCATTTTCGTGTGTCTCAGCAAAGAATGTGCCCTGATTACGTAAATCAGTTTCTTGAACGGCTGGAAGTTCACGGGTAAGTATTAACCCCCATCCGGAGGGTAATGGACTCGATAGGGTCACATTGCCACCAGCGTAAGCACCCGCGCCACTTATAGAAAAGTCAGTATCTAGCACAAGAACACGCTCAACTCCGCTCAAGTCTACCGTTACGACAACCATATTTGATGCTTTGAGGATTCTGAACCGATACGGGAAAACGGTGGTAATACCATTCCCAATAAATTCCTCGTGGTTTATCTCAGTTGATACTGTCATAGCTGGATGCTCCGTGGTTGCTTTCTGCTCATACTACCCGCAAAACAATCCGTATGAGAATAAAATACACGTTAATATTTAATACAAATTACCCATTTGGTAACTATAATGATGTGCGTGCATTTAATTACATTTTAATGTATGTATATATATACAGTGGTTTTGAGGGGCTTTGAGATGAAAAAAAAACAGCAACAGGCTTATAGCTACCCAACAAATGACACATATTCAGAGGCAGTGCATACCCCACAAGGAGTTAGGGGATTGGTATCAAACTCAAACATTGAGAGGTTGCTTATAGCTCTGGATGCTGACGGGTACGACATCAGCGCACCGATGATCGAGCTAAAATCGTTGTTGAACTATGTGGCCCATGACAGCAGGTTGCGGGGTGATTTATTGGCGCATGCTGAATACATCTTGGAAAAATTAAAAGAAGGTGAGTAGTTAAATTATAAAGCCCCTATTGGGGCTTATTTTATTAGCAGATTATTTATTGATACTCGGCCACTTTGCGTAAGCCAGATAATATAATGCAATAACGTTTACTACAGGAATTAGTAGCAAAAGGCACATCGCAGGATGAAACCCAGCCTTACCAAATACCTTGCTCATTGGAAAAATAAAAGCAAAAAATAAAACTATAATTGCCAGAATTTGAGTTATAGATACACCACCCATAGGGATTACCGCCTTATATTATTTTCCTGTAGCTTTACTGAGGTCAGGCGCACTGTCCGGCATTGCTTCGCCAGGACGCCACCAATACGATTGTCCGTACTGACTGCGCGCTCTCTTTTCCATCTTACGCAGATAGCCGGGAGAAAAATACTCTTGTAAGTTATGAAATATCAAATGATCAGTTGCAGCTTTCGTATACCAAAGGTTGGCCCCCGGAGTTAACCCTTTCACCATGCGAACTAACTCTGCTCCAAAGTCTGTATCTTCACCTGCGCCTAGCTGCAATAAGTTACCCTGAGTCAAACCGATAAACTCTTCACCAGCGCCTATAGCTGGCCCCATAAGCGACGCAACAATACCTCGCCCTGCCTGTGTTTGATCACTGAACAGGAAGTCACCATAAAGCCCCAATGCACCACCTTTAAGGGCGGCGGCCAACCAGAAACGACCTTCAGCCATATTGCGTGGATTTTTGCCGTTTAACAGTTCACTTATCTGCATCGATATCGCGCCGAGTATTGTTGTTGACGCAATAATACTGGCAAGGTAACCAGCCTTACCACCAGCAGTGGGCATATTAAAGCCACGTGCCCAGTGACGACTCACCATCGCTAATGGGAAAGTTTTGAATAAGAAGAAGCTACGGGTTAACTCACCTTTCCATGTGCCACGCTGCACGTTCTCCAATGACAACAATCGGTCTCTGGCTCCTGGGGTGATGATTGCCATGTCCACTTCTTCCAATACCGTTCCCAGCAATTTTCGCGCAGCCTCAAATCTGACTCTATCAGGCAAGCCGAGATGCATTACCTGATCGTCAGAAATACGCATAATGCTCTCAGGGGTCAGCATTGTACCATTCCCGTTCCCCCAATCCTCCTGCTGGGCCATCTTCCAGATAGTCCAATCCTGCTCTGTAATCCCTTTGCTCAGCAGTATGCGGTTGTCTGTTGCGTCAATCGATGACAGCGTTGAATGGTCGCGAGTAAGCTGCCCAATGCTACCCATCATTGTGACGCCATAGGCCCGTTTCTGCGCGTCAGATAAAGCATTAAGGCCAGATGCACGGATAACACTAGAAGCAGCCTTACTTGACCATGACGGGCCGAGTGTATCGCTTCCCCATCGGTTAATACTTCCCAGCAATGTTTCCATAGCCAAACCAGCACGGCGCGCTATACGCAATTCGGCCTGATTAGCTGGGTTAAGTGATGACAACACGTTTTTGGTTAACTGCAATGCTGGCAGGTTATTAACCTTAGCGCTGATAGCCAGGGTGCCAACATCGCTCAAGGAACTGATCACTGCCGAACCAAGCCGACTGGCCACCATCAAGTTACGCAAAGTATCAAAGCCTTGAGCAATGGCTTGGTTGGCGATCGGCAATGTTTTTCCGGCCACAAAATTATAAAGATTCTCGGTACTGATGGCCTGCTCACTTACCTTCCCCGTTTTCTCCGGCGCGGCCAGCGTCATATCTTGCTTGGCCGTATCCAGAAAGTAATTGAATACGTGGTCAGGGTTAGGTCCATAAGTTTCCACCAGAGCAATATCTTTGCTGACACCTTCAATATGCCTCGCCATTACCTCCCACAATGTTCTATCACCATACTTAGCCTGGTAATCAAGATATGCTTGGGGATTTTTAAGATGAATCTGTCGTGTTTCATTGCCACGGTTAGCGCGGGAACCTCCGATATTTGGACCGCCTGGCTTCAATTTATTCACGCCACCAGTTGCAATAGATTTCCATGCCTCAGTGAGAAATGCTTGAAGCTGTGCATTATCCATCGTAGTACCATCTGGATTAACATACTTACTGCGATCCAGCTTACCGGCTATGTCTGCGCCCCACTGCTGCGGGCCAGCCTTGCTTACCTTGTCCTGTGAGTGATGCTGCGGTAAACTCCAATCATCCAATTTGCCAATATCACCACCAGCATCATTGAAGCGTCGGCGCAAACCTTCAGCCGTATTTAGCCACGCCTTTGCACCAGACTTTGCCGCTGCATTGCCAGTATCTACGCCCCATATTTCATAGACTAAATCTCTGACGCCTTGTTGATCCTCAAACAAGCCGAATATCTTTGGGTTGGTTGCCTCAAAGGTTTCTTGCATTTCAGACAGAGCGAGAGCTTTCGTTGCGTTAGCACGTGTCTCTATTGGTAAAAAGTCACTGCGGGCATCTGCAAAAAAAGCGAGAGTACGTTTTAGTGCGCCGATCTTGCCGTCCTTCCCCTTATAACCCTGAACGAAGCTATCTATGCGATCATGCGCGGCAATGGTAAGGGCGATACGACGTTTTTTTAATTGTGCTTCATGTACCAATTCCTGTGCTGCTGCTGCCGCAGCCTCAGTCATGCGGGTAGATTCAGACTTGGCCTGCCAACCCGATCTATCATTTTGCGCCAACGTTTTCATGTTACGCAAAATTCGCGCTTCAATGCCCTGTACCTCTTGCATGTTAAGAGGTCGACCGGCTGCTTTCATCACTTCCTGTATGCATTGATCTCTCATGTTACCCCCTCAGGAAACAGGCCACGGCCACATTGAATAAGTTGGAATCAGATTTTGCTTGAGCTATATCTTGGTCTGCCTGAGCCAATAAATCAGAAGCTTTTACGGTAATAGTGTTGCCGTCAGCATCCTCTATCGCCAAGGTTAATTCAGGGTTTCGCTCTAGTGCTTGACTAGCAATATGTGTGTCTATATCAACAGCATCTAGCCCCTCGGTATTATTTGGCTGCTGGCTGGTGGACTCACGCGCACCAGCAGCAGATTGAACAGTTTTACCTTGTTGCACAGGCTCAGTAGCAGTCTGATTTGTCGTCTCAAAACGATTAACGTCCGGGGCGATATTCGCACCGCTACGCTGATAAATTGGCTCACGAAGTCCCTCAGGAATAACACCCTGTTTCAACCTGCTGATGTTTGCCTTAGCCTCAAATATTGCCCCGCCCTTTGAGTGATCGGATAACTGTTGTTGTTTAGCATTTAATTGCTCTTTTAATGGAATTATCTTTGAGTCAATATCGTCTAGCTGTTTATTTTTAATGCGCCGGCTACTGCTATTACCTGTTTTAATATCGGAGATTTCTTGCCTGTTATTTTCCAATTGAGTAATTGAGTGCTGGACTTGATGAATTTCAGCCTCAAGGTTTCCCCGCTCAGCCCGAGTCATGAGCTGTTCAGCTAAAGGTTGTAGCTCAGCTATTTGGTTATTTATTGCATCGGGGGTTACCCCAACACCATCACGGGTATAGACCAAAGGCAGATCCGGATACATCTCACTCGCAACAGCATTAACCTCAGAAATATAATTATTCAGGTCTTTAGGAATATAGTTAGCATCTGAAATTATTCCTGACACATCCACAGGCCTACCAGCAGCTAAATCTGCCAGTGCCTTTTCTGTCGCCTTACTATGAGCCATTCTGCTAACTGGATCCCTAGGTACGCCGGGCGTTGAATCCATTTCAATATGCAGCGATGAATTTGTAGCGAGAGCCGCGTCTACATTAGCAGGAGTAAATTCAGGTCGGGCCACATCTTCACCGGTGCGAGCATGAAGAAATCGACCGATACCACCGAATGCCAACCCAAGCACACCATCAACCGCCAACGCCTGCTTATCCATGACTTGATATTGTTCAGCCATCTGATCATAACCACCATCGCGAAGCGTCTCAGCGGTAAGGCCGCGTTGAGCCATACCCATGGCAACGTTAGAACCAACAGCATAAACAACATCAGGCAATGCCCGCAGGCCCAAAGACATTGGTAACACGGTACCAACGCCGGAAGTAACGCCAGTAATGATGGCCTTATCCATGGCTGTTCGCGGATCAATACCTTTAGTTCTGGAATCCGCATAATCTGCAACACCTTGAAATCCAGCAACAGCCATAGCACCAGCAGCAGGCCCACCGATCGAGGTTGCAACCACGGCTTGAGAACCCATATCAAACAACCCGTTTAATATAAGCCCTGCCGTGCCTGTTGTGGCTGGATCAGGTGTCATACTGCGTACAGCATCAACATCAGTCTGGTGCTGTTGCTGGAGAAACTTCGCTGTGCTGGTACCAAACTGGCCATCAAGATAACGTGCTGTGGGAGATAAAAACTCTTCTGCTGCGCCACTAAGTGCTAATGCTGGCTTGGCTATTAAACCATTGGCTAAACCACTAACCGATGCATCTAGAGAACCGGTAAATAACCCGGGCGAATCCATGCCGGGTATCGTTGGGTTTCTGGATGCAGTATCGAGCAACTTATTATCTTCTATAGGATTTATGCCAAAGTAACTCATTGTGGAATATCTCCTATAAAGCGTTGTCTCTCGCGCTTAAGGTCAAGCACCACAGGGCGCCCCTCTTTATCCATCAAGTAGCCAGAGCCTGACCTGACAAGATATTGACTATCGCCATAGCTTTGCAGTCCGTATTGCTTAACGTCGCCAGCCTTTAAACCACTATCAATGACTTGAGATTTCCAAGCACCAGATACCGCATTATCGAAAGCGCTATCGTCCATGCCCCATGGCAGCATTACGTTACCCTGCCCGTTGTAGTCATAGACACCACCAGTGGCTACAGCAATTGCCTGCTTAAATCGGTTAGCATCATACTCGCCAGTAATGTCACCTTTGCGCTGGCTCAGACCTGCGTAGTAGTCCTGTGCTATCTGATAAGCCATCTCAGCACCCTGCGCATCACCGGCAAAAGCGTTACCTACATAAGAAGAGAAATCGAGGCGCAAGTCCTTATCCGGTGGCATCGGTATGCCTTTACTGCCCTTCTCTCCTTTGCGCGCTGTATTCCCCTCAAGGATCGTCGTGGCCGCATCAATGGGATTAACATTCACATTTGAGCTAATGAGGTTCTTCTGTGCAGTTATACCGGCTGGCTTATTCATAATTATCCCAGCAACAGCGGCAGAAGGTGCGCCTTGGCTAACCTGTTGCAATGCAGCCATATAAATATTTTCATCGCCAATGTTCTGTCGCATCTGATCTAAATAGCTGACCTGCTGGCTTACCGGCGCATCTTTTAATACATGGGAAATCTGAGCAGCCTCAACTTTAGAGAATACTGCCAGTGGGGTGCCATACTGCTGTGAAATAGCGTGAGACTGATTGGCGCGTTGGGCTATACCGCTGCCGAATGCCTGCGGATTACCTATGTTTAATGGCTCGGCTTGTTGTTGTTCCTGAGCATATTGAATAGGATCAGCCTGACGTGCTGTGTTCACATGGTTAATTGCTGTCTGCAACGAATCATAACGCTGTGCAGAGTCTGCAAATCCCTCACCTGGTACTGGCTTACGTGCATTAAGCAAGGCAACCTGTGAGCTATAGGGAAGTTGCTGAACAGTGGCAATATCCCCCCCTAACCGCTGTGTTTTCTGGAACTGTTCGTAATTTTTAGTTCCTTTATCAAATCCATATGCACGAATGAAATCAACCTGCTGTGGTGGGTTTGGATATTGCTGCCCACGATAATAGGCCGCGCTAGCATCCTTTAGGGTTCCTTCGAGGTCAATGCGGTAAACTGATTGTTCTTGCTTTCTCATAGCATCAGCATGTCGTAAAACCTGCGCCTGAGTAGACGCATCAAGCTCATTAAAATAAGGAGTTTTCGTTACCCGGCTAACAGCATCAAGCTGAGTGACACCGAGCGCAGCCTGCACACCAGTGGATACTTGCTCAGGCGTGAACGGTACTTTACCCGCTCCATTTTCATGCTTCATGATCGAAGCACATAGGCTGGTGAGAGTATCAATATTAGTTAGGTCGAGCGGCTGATCAGCTGGCACACCAAGATCAGCACATACCTTTTTGATGTACGCGTCTGTGTCGTTTTCTTTGCCATCTTTGCCCGGTGGTGCCCAGCGGGTGATAATCTGCTCTGGCGTTTCATAGCCTTGACGTTGATATGACAACAGGTTTTTACCCAAAGCCCTGATACCGTGCTCTGGCGTTTCGAATGTGGCAAAGCGGCCATCACTTCCCGTCTGACCTTCCCAGTTATTACTTTCACTGAATTCAATATTGCCGGGGTTGTTGTTGCGAATGCCACGTGGCGCGGAGCCATCAGCAGGTGCTGACGCTGCTGTACTGGTGGAGGGAACTCGCATGCTTCCGGCAACGTCAGACGGTTCGCCGTTCTGAATGATCATTGCGGTATAGTCAGCACCGTTCAAAGCGTTGGCGGCTGCTAGTGCTGATTTCTGCGTGAAATCATCTTGCTTGACCTTTATCTCTTCTGGTGACCAGCCCTGTGACTGCCCGTATGTCTGAATAGATTCGCGGGTGCGGGCACCATTTAATTTATAGGCAACCGGATCAGCGTAAAGCCCCTCGGCAGAAGTAACGCCATTTGCAATAATTGCTTGCTGTTGACCTTGCCGATATTGCTGTATCTGATTGAATTCATGACGTTCAGTAACGCCATTAAGCTGTAATGCCCCACCCTCAACCTGCCGCTGCCAGTCACGCCGCCTATTCTCAGGGATAGAAATACCAATCTCCCCAGCTAGTTCATGATATTTCTGGATAGCGGCCGGAGCACTACCCATTGCATTTTGGCCCTGCAACTGGTTCTGCTCAGTCTGAATACTCTGCATGCCAGCATTCAGTTTTAATACTGAATCCTGTAACTGAGAATCGTCATACTTCGCTTTTTCCTGAGCAAATAGGTTGGTAGCATTTCCTGCAACCTGAGCCAACCCAGCACCGAAGTTGTCAGGGCTATACTGGATATTGGCTACCTGTGGCGCAGCCGCTTCTGTTTGCGTCTGTCGCTGGTAAGTCGGTACAGTTGGCATTAATTATTCTCCTTAACCAAATACACTTTTAGTGCCAGCCGCCGCTGATATTGATGCACCTTTTTGAGAGAACGGTGACCAAGTGCCGCCAACAGTTTTGTAAGCACCATAGGCTTGCAGTGGAGCATTTAGCAGTGTCGTAAACGCACCCATATTGCCACTTTGCTTCTGGATAGCACCTTGCGTACGGGATACCCCAGCCTGAAACTCTAGCCCCGCCGCCTGCCGCTGAGCATTATTAACGGTCGTGAGAGCATCCAATTCACCACCAGCAGCAGTATCACCGAATATATCCAGCGCATTACCGGTTGTTAGATCAGCACCAGAAGCCCCCATTGCGGCGGCTTGCTTGCCTGCTAACTGTCGCGCCTGTTGCCGTTGTCGATCAGCCTGAGCGTTACCGGTGTTGATCGCATCTCTTGCGGCTACTTCTTGCGCATCGGCATTTGCATTTGCTACCGCCTGATTTGCCTTGCCTGTTTGATATTGGCTATATGCGCCCATAGCGGCCGTAACAGCAGAGATAGCAAGCACCGCAGTAGTTGGCTCACACATTATTTAGCCCTCAATTCAAAGTGATGAAACGGTAGTTTAAGTGCACCGTATGGAATCGGATCGTCAATAGTGAAGCCAAGCCAGCGAAGCCACTTTTTAGCAGCAAGATTGCGGGTGTCGACATAGTTCTCTAGGCGGGGATAAATGCTAAGCATATAACGAACAACGGGCCGACAATGGCGAAGGAAAGTAACCTGATACCGCTCCATTGAATCAGCGGCCACCAACCAAGGAACGCCAAAGCCGGTTAATATAGAGGCAGGTACAACACCAAATAACGCGATAACTTCACCATCGACCAGACCAGCAAAGCAGATTGTTGAAGCTGACATAGAGCGTTGAATAACTTCAGCAGGTGACATCAATGCAGCAGCATAAAACTCATCAATGTCAGCCTGACGAACTTTAGGCAACAGCAGGTCTGCATGTTCTTGTGTTGCATGGATAATCTGGACGTGTCGCATATCAGCCCCCTACAGTTACTTTAGGGATTACAGCTAATACAGATAGTGGTAACGGATCGCTTTGCTTAACAATTATTCTGCCGTTTCTATCCCAATTTGCATCGATTGATACTTCTATTACATCGCTAGCTTTATCAACTGGATCATCATAGAACTCAAATTCACGCTGCGCGTATTCGAATAGCTCCCCACCCGGCGAACCTACCCACACACCACGACTGGACTCAACAAGCAGATTAACTGTTGTTATCAGCTTTTTCTTATCAAGCAATGTTTCTTGTCCGGCTATATTAACGCTCAGGGTTTCCATTTCGCTGACTATTGGCAAGCCGATATGAACAACAGCACCAGCGTTACTAATGGTAATAGCCCCCTCAGTTACAACCGCCTGAGGCTCAACGTTGCCATCAGAAAGAATATTAACCGTGCGCCCTTCGATGTGGTCCAAACCGGAAAATTTGCTACGGGCCATACTCCAACTGCTGGTGGCCGTTTCTTGGAGTGAAGCCGGTACATTACGATTGGCCTGTACAACAACAGCATTGGCATTTGTGATGCTCACTATTGAGAGTCGCAACACCTTATCTTCATCGTCCTCCTGATATGGCAACTGGACAACGGCATCTACATCACCAGAAACGAAGTAACTAGCACCGCTGATAGTTAAATCCAGAGGCAGCCGGTAGTCCCAATCATCATCACCACCAGTAAGCGTTACAGTGCGCGAGGCGTCCTTGTTCCGTCCATCATAACTAAGGCCTGAATCAACAAAGAAAGCGTCCGAAATGTCGAGGCTGCGCGATGATAAACGTTCGATGTAACGCTTAGTCTGACCATTCACAACGCGACGTAGCACGAAATAGGCAGCATCCTCAGTACCCTCACCGATCGAGCATGTTGACTCGAAAGCATCACCGGGGGATTCCTGAGGCGACCATGCAAAAACTTGCTGATCCCTGAGGTATGTCAGGCACAATAATTTGCCATCATTGCGTATGCACCAGGCGATAGAATAAGGGACGATGGAGAATGACCAATCAACTATTTGGTAGCCATTAAATAGGTGGTTAGCGAGAATTGTCAGGTCAGAACCTTGATAGCCGTCAACGTCAAACGAATAGGCCAAATCCCTTACGATGCTGCCTTTTTCCTGAACAAACAAAGCGATGTTGCTTACGGCTATGGGAGGTAAACGGCTGGAACCGTTAGAGCCTTGAGAGCTAAATGCAAAGCTGGTGGGTGTGAGGGTTTTATTCTGGTCACCGCTTATCTGATACTCACCACCAGAAGTGAGCGCCACCAGAGAACCAATATCAATAAGGTGCCTTATCTCATTAACCTGACGCCCTGCATAGGTATAGACAATCCGATCATCATCTTGGGTAGGATTGTTCTTCCCGAAGTCTTTATAGTCGCCTGTGCGACTGCCCCATATGGTTTGAGGGTATTTTGTAGACGCAGCAAAAAAAAGGCGCTGCTGATAGTAAACGACTGTGCCGGGGTAACCGTTTACGCTATTCCATGCATAGTGCGCCCATTTGTAGCTGGCGTTAGTCGATGCAACGACATTTGACGGCAGATATGAAATCACAGTGCATGAAGCTGTTTTATGGTCACCGCTGACCGTATTGATTCTTATAATGCCAAAGCCACTATGCAGGTATTCCCACTGTACGCCTGTATCACCTCCCCAGCCGTCATATGATGTTCCTTCACTATGTGATGGTCTAAGCGATCCAGTGGTTCCAGCTGTTACCGCCCGATAATAATTACTCCCCGCGCGGCGTTGATCATCTATTGACGTTGTTTTATCAACTTCCCAAACAGGTACGGAATCAATTGCTTGCTGTTCAAGATAGAATAATTTACCCACATTCTCATCGCCAAAAATAGCGGCATTAGACGTTAGCGTTACAGTTCCAGTGTTGGCACTTGCATACACAGTAACAGCCTGATCGATATTGATATCTTCAAATGGGCCGTTAGTTGTGACTACTACTGCCTTGCGCCAGTCGTCATGGTCGTAACGCTGCAATTCCAGCGGTTCGTAATTTGGATGCACAATCGTCATTACATCAGCTGATTGCGTAAATTTCAGATTAAACAGGTCGGCTTCTTGGTAGGGCATATCCAATTCGAACGGCTGGCCCATATTAGGACCACTTGAATATAAAACCTGACCACCGTCTTTAAATACACGCATGTAGCCGTGACCGAATTCCAGAGCATAGGTTTGAACAACTGAGAACTGGAACGGTATCAATCTGCATTGTCGGTCACCATATTTAGCCTCGGCTATAAATTTGGTTCCCGGTCTATTCTCGATGCCGCCGTATTGCCGCACAATGAAATTACGGCACTTACGAAGAGAGTTGCTATATCTGGACAGATCAACGCGACCATGCAGGCTGGGTGCTATTTCACCACCAGAGAACGAGGGTTGAATTAAGCTAATAGACATTATGACAACCTCGCCATTGTAAATTCTGATTCTGGTTGTTGCGGCTCTTGAGATTCATTCATAGAACGTGAACCAGCTGATAGAATCATGTTGTTATACATCTGCAACGCCTTATTCCCTAAGTCACCAGCAGCGGCTAATGGCATGGCAATTTCGGCGGCAATGCGCCAACTCAATGCGTCACGAAACAATGCATCAAACATGTTCACATCAGTGACACGTCCGACATATCGCAACCATGCCTCGCGCTCATTTGTCAGCAATATCTTTCCGGTACCATCAGAATCCGATCCCACTTCATATGGGATACGCATTGCTGCAGTTGGATAGCGAATACCAGGCACCATTATTTCAATAAGGCGCATGCAGTCAGTTGGGTAGCGATAACTGAAGTTCCAATCTGGCGGCGGGTTTCCGATATCAGCCAACGCAACACGCTTGATTGCGAAATTCCACTGGAAATCGCTCAACACAGCATCGCGGCATGGCTCATAGTGCAAGCTGCAGACTCCGGCCTCTTTGCTCTTCTCAGTCAGGCTGTTGATAGTCCGGCTATTACCGATGCGGCTCAGTGCGATGTTGCAGATTTCAATCTCGGAAGCCATTAGCTGTCACTCCCGTATAATGTATCTGCGGCGCTTTTTGCGGCTTCAACATTGCCAGCAATCAAACCAATATCAGTGATTTGCAACTCGGCATTGCTGGTGGTTTCTTCGCCGTCTTCACGGGTAGAGGTAGATAGAACCTTTACCTTTCCGACTAGCTCAAGAACATCACCCACTTTTGGCAAAGCAATGCCTAGCTTTTTTAAGGTTTCGTTATTGAGGGTGATGCGCAAACCCCACGGATAATCGTCACGGGTTTCAACCTTCCCACCTTCTGTTTCAAAGGTATCGGTGCCTTGCTTAAGATTGACCATTTTCATACAAAGACACTCCTGAGGAGTAAGGGGCCGAAGCCCCTTTGGTGGGAAGGTTAGATGAAGCCCAATTCCTTACGCTTTTCAGCAATTTTGGTTTTCAGGGTTTCTTCTTTGGTTGCTGGGTGAGGATTGGTACCGAATAAACCTTCATACTCTTCACGCAGCAACTGTAAGGCAGCCGCTGAATCTACTGCTGCCCTCTGCTCAGTCAGAGCAATAACAGGCGGCTGGTCAATTAAAGGTTCTTCGGTACGCTCATCCACAACTGCCACCACATCAGCAATAACTACCACACCAGCCTTGGCTAGCTTGGCCGCCTCGTTGATAGGCTCCAAAGCGCTACCCGGCTTGCCTTCATAATCAACTTCCTCACCTTCTTCAAGGATCTGGAAATTGATATATGACCGGCGAAGCACTTTATAACGTGCAACTTCAGACATGTTGCCCCCTGTTATTTAACGGTGAATGCCGTTGGATATGGGTAGTTCGCGTCCACATCCAGATTCATGCCAGCAGTAAATGCACCTGCAGTCAGTGGACCAGTAGCAACCACATAGTTGACGCGCAGATACTTAAGCACTCCCTGAGGCACTTTAGTGGACAGAATGCGTTTACCGGCGGTCAGAGCAGCCAATGCTAGGGTGCCGCTATCAAACAGCGTTACCCAAGTCGCATTATCTGTACTGGTCTGCAATTGCACATTCAGTGTTGCGGCACCTGCGGCGGTTGCTGTGGTATTGACCATGCCCCAAAACTCGATTGGGGTACCAACACCAATATCACGCTTAGTCCCTTTAATTGGGCCAAGGTCGATTACATCGGTAGAAGCAGCAGTGGACGTAACCGCTTGTGCTTCGGAGAACATCAACAGTTTGTCGAGGATCATCTCTATATCTCCTTTGAATAGGCCACGGTTGCGGCCCATCAATTAGTAATTAGCGGTTAAATCACACGCGCTTCAGTTTCTAGCAACGCATCAGTTTCGCGGATCGGCACGTTACGGAACGTTGTCCAGAATTCGCCCTCAGTCTCTTTCACTGACAAGGCAAGGGATGCCTTGTTAAGCGATTGAATATCAAGGTATTCATTCAGAGTTCGGTTCATGTAAAACACTGGCTTACCCATACCACGGTTAGGGATGCGGTGCAGGGCTTTGATCATCAGCTTGACGATATCAACCGGTGTGGTCGCTTCAAGGTCACTGATATCGATGTTCGCAATACGGACTACATAACGCCAATCACGCAGGCACAGGCCGTTATCCCACTTGTAGTGAGAACGGTAGCCCTGATATTTGCCGCCATTGGCATCAAACAGAGTTTGCTCACCAAGATCTTTATGGTTAAGTCCTGCTTTCTGGCCTTTAGGGAAAATGCCGTGAATAGTGTTTTCACCCCAAACCACCAGCCAGATAGACGCATTATCTGTACCAGTACCGCCAGCATCGATAATGTTCTGTGCATTGCCAGCTGACAGGCTGGAATAACGAGAAGACAGGCCCATGAACTGTTGTGGGCTAACACTGGTATCACCATAAAAAAGCGTGGTAGCCATTGCCTGATTCATTGCTTCAAGGAATGCACGGTCTTCAGAGAGACGGAACTCACCAGTATTGCCGTTAAGGTCTGCCAGTGACTTATCGACTTCGGAATAAGATTCCAGCATGCCGCATGCATCTGTGATCTGAACCGTGGTTGATTTACTTGGTTGCACACCGTAGTTCAGTAAACGCCATGTAGCACTTGGCAGGCCAGAGCGAACGGTAGTACGGTGACCGGTTGGAAGATTACCCTCGACAAACGGCATGTCTTGCAACACGGTGTTGGTCTGCGATAGCAACTCCGTAATTTTGTCGATCTTACCGTTCGGGTCGACACGCTTACCCCAGTCTGCCAGCGTTAGCGCTGTGGTGCTTTTAACAGCCATATTTCATTCCTCACTTATTACCATAGAGAACTTCGGCCGCACTACGCTGGCCACCAGAACTCGCCATGACCATAGAGTCTTCACCCATGGACTTGCCGATCTTCACGCAGAAACGAACCAGGTCGGGATGATTGCCCAAACCGGTTTGTTCCAAATAAGTACGCAACTCAGGGGTACCAAACTGATCCAGCGCCTTTTGCGCCATGCCAATGTTGGCCGTCAACTTGTCACCACCGATCTCTTTATCGGCCTTGACGTCATTGCCCCATTGCTCTGTTTGCTGCTGCCACGCTTCTGCCTGTTTCTGCTGGAGCTTTGGCACGATGTCTTTACCGTATATGTCTACCAACTTCTGAGCTTGCTCTTGCGACAAACCAAGCTCACGGGCTACCGGTTCAAATGTCGCCAGCGCTTCAGCATCAATGTCTTGACCTTCTGTCGGAGCTTTGAATTCATATTTATCTGGCGCGCCGCTTTCTTTCTTTTCCTTTTCTGCCGCTTCTTTCTCGGCGGCAAGTTCAGCTTCAGTCTTGGCAGCAGGTTCGTCGGTTGTTTTATCAACTGTTGCCGCATCACCTTCATCGGGAGTAGCCGGATTAGCGACATCTCCCGTTGTGGCATCAGTCGTTGCCGCCGATCCACCACCACCATCACCACCTTCAGCGGAAGCCTCTGAATACAGGCGGCGCATTAAAAGTCGTTGGAATAAACTCATTGTTTGCTGTCCTCTTTCGCTTCATTAGCCATGATCAGATATTCATCTGGACATGCTGTCATCACGTCACTGAACAAAGTCAGTCCGTAATTGCGGCGGCCCTCGTTGAACATGGTGCTATTGGTTTCCCCGGTGAAAGACGTTGTGAAAACGCCCGATAGGGACAGCAGACGCCAGATAAAGCGGCGGCCCTCTACAGTCCCCATTAAATAAGTGATGTCGTTAAGTTCGCGCTGGCGCAGAGCTTTAGCGACTTCTGTCGCTTCTGCTTGTTTATGTGGGGGAGTGATCATTTTAACATAGATTAGAGAGAGTCTGATTTAGGCGGGATGCCTTGAAGGACGAGACTTGAGAGGCGATTCAATGATTTTGCATAGTCTCTAAAAAAATAATCAAAAGTGCATTTTTTTGCACTCAATTCTGCATAAATTAGATCATATGATGATCCACTTTAAAAACATTATGATAATTATGAGATAAATCATTGAATATGAAAATATATCTCTATCAATACTTTCAATTTTTGTTGATATTTAATACTGCACCTTGTTCGCCCATCTCAGCGAGATCAAAAATCTCTTTCACTCTCTCTACTGGCAGCTTTGCAAGCAACAATGCTGTTTTCTTTGCTTGCGGAGACAGGCTAATCAAGCAAAGATTCTCTTCGTCAGTAATAGCCAACAAAGTATCAATCCCCTTGCGCCTAACAACCTGTAAAGCACTGCTACGTTCTTCCTCGGTCATTAGTTGATAAATCTTCAACCACTCTTGAGTATCCGCGTCTAAGTTCATAAAGTCCTCACGTTTGTGATTGACATCTTCCTGACTCTTGCCAGTTTCCTGCACCGAGCCAAGATAATGGCGGATCACCTGCGGCAAGCTATTTATGTGGTATTCAAACGAACGCCCGCGCACACCAGGCACACTCACCGGTCTTTTCACCCATCCTTCAACCTTCGCCCGCTTATTAATTCCTTGTGGCGTAGATGGCAAACCTGGGACATGAACCAAGTCCTTAGCCAAATACCATTCCTGTTTCATACAAAACCCCATGAACGAAACAAATAATCAAAAAAGCAAAATAGATTCAATCAAATAAAATCACATTAATATCAATCAATTGAGTTTAAATTATCGATTTTGCAAGAAACTTTGAAAGAAACCATTTGAAAACAACTGGGTTTCTATCTAATATTCAAATTAGCCACATGGTGTAACGCCGTTAGGTGACTCACCTGTGTAACCGTATAGGTTGGCATAAAACAAATAGAACGGGAAGAAAACAATGAAAGAAACTGATTGGCATAGAGCGGATATCGTTGCCGCAATACACAAAAAGGGGTTATCACTGACTTCTTTATCAGTCGATGCTGGTCTGGCCCCATCCACATTGAGAAATGCCCTCAGAGGTTCTTACCCGAAAGCAGAAGTCATTATCGCGAATGCTATTGGCGTATCCCCTGCTGTTATCTGGCCCTCTCGCCATGCAGAGAGGGCTGGCAAATGATCTGGATAACCCTGAATGAATTACTGTCTGTTAATGGTTTACCCAAAACCCCACAGGGGCTAGGTAAAAAAGCTAAAAACGAAGGATGGACACGCAGAAAATTAACCGGGGTTAAAGGGTTAAGTTACGAGTATCTGGTCGAGAGCTTACCAACTGACGTTCAGACCATAATCAAAGAACGTCACCTTAACTCTCTGTTAGCAGGAGAAAAAAAGGCCGTTAAAACGGCTGTTAACGGTGATTTAAACCCAAGAGTAAAAGCTAAGCATGAGTTAGATCTTATGCGCCAATGCCCCGCACTGCTGGAGCGGAGTACTGGCAACCTGACTAAATTACAGCGTGATATCGCTGATGCCCGCGCCACTCTGGTGGCTGAGGTTATCAATTTGCAGAACGCCGGATTGTCACGCATTCGGGCCATTAATTACATTTGTGACCAGTCACAATCTAATACCTTGCCTGAGAAATTACAGAAAGCAGCAGCGATGGCCAACGCCCGCAAAGGTCTGCGCACCGGTGTCAGCACTCGCACCCTTAATGGTTGGGTAGTTGATTATCAACGTGCATCGACGCCCTCTGAGCGCCTGGTCTTATTGGCTCCTGGGCATAATAAAGGCAAGCCGATAGAGCATATCAAGTGGATGCCACTGTTTATGGCGCACTACCGCACCACCAATGGTTTAAGCATTGCTGAGGCTTACGAGAACTTTGAGGGGGACTGGCAAGTACAGTATGCAGACCAGCCCGCCATGCTCGCGGCAATCCCTTCTGTTTATGCTGTGCGGCGGGCATTAGACAAGCTGCCGACCATCGTTAAACAGCGTGGTCGTGTTACTGGTTCAGCCATGCGAGCGCTGAATACCTATGTGAAGCGTGACTGGTCACAAATGCCCGTTAACGGCGTTTGGATTGGCGATGGCCATAGCATGAAGATGAAGGTGGCACACCCTGACCATGGTCGCCCATTCACACCCGAAATCACATTGGTTATTGATGGCCGGACACGTTATGTCGTCGGCTGGAGCCTGAGCCTAGCGGAGAACGTCATTGCGGTGGCTGATGCGCTGCGCCACGGTATGCAGAACCACGGCATACCCTTGATTTACTACTCAGATAACGGTGCAGGTCAGACCGCAAACGTACTCGATGCTGATATTACGGGGATTCTATCGCGGCTTGGCGTGGAACACCCTACGGGCATCCCCGGTAACCCACAGGCTCGCGGGATTATTGAGCGACTTAACCGCGAAATTCCCGCGCGTATTGCCCGTAAATTTGCCACTTATAACGGCAAGTCTGCTGACCGTGAAACGGTTCGTATGGTCAGCGTTGACCTCAATTCAGCTTTTAATGCACAGGGTAAGAATAAAGAACTCAACAGCCGTCAAAAAGCAGCTATGGCTAAATTGCCTTCATGGCAGCAGCTTATCGATGCCATAGAAGATGAAATTGAAGCCTATAACACCGCACACCGGCATAGCGAGCTGCCCCGCCGTGAGGATGGTAAACATTATACCGCGACGGAATACCGCCAGTTGCTGTTGGCCACCGAGAATGTTGACCGCCTTTCTGATATAGAGCTGCGCGATATGTTCCGTCCACAGGTCAGGCGCACAGCTCAGCGCGGTTGGCTGTCTATCTTCAATAACCAGTATTTTGCCGAGAGTTTAATTCAGGTCGACGGTGAAGATGTTCTGGTTGAGTTCGACATCCACGATGCCAGTAGCGTTACCGTTCGCCGCCTTGATGGTTCGTTTATCTGTACTGCCATTGTGAACGGCAATACCCGCGCCGCCTTCCCAGTGGATTACATCCAGAAAGTGGCAAAAGACCGCCACAGCCGTCGCATGAAGCTGGTTGAGCAAAAAGCTGAAGAGATTAATGCCGAGCTTAACCCGGTATTGACCGCTGAGAGTGCGCCTGATTTTGGTTCGCTTATTCAGGGTGATATCTCAAGAATTAATGATGACCGGGAAGAGATGTTCTTATTCCAATCTGATCGCGATGAATATTTAAAAACACATGGCAATAAAAAAGCGGCTATTTGACGCCCATCAAATGCCGCTCATTCACTACACAGGAATTCAATCATGACAATTAAAAATGACCTTATAGAACTGATGGAACGTAAAAAACTTAATCAAACACAGGTTTCACGCGCTATCGGTATGAGTGCTGCCACCGTCAATCAATATCTACAGGATAAATATAACGGGGATTTGGACAGGGTCAATACCGAGGTTCAGGCTTTCCTTGACCGGACGCGTGAAAAAGATAAGGCCCAGCGTATTGAAGTGAAATTTGTCGCTACGTCAGCGTCTAAAAAAGCGCTGGAAATTATCCGCATGGCCCATGTTGACGGTGAAATTAATGTGATTTACGGCGAGGCGGGTTTAGGGAAAACCATGGCATTAAAGGCTTATGCCAGCCAGAACGCTACCGCGCTGCTTATTGAGGTTGACCCCAGCTTTACCGCTCGTGTTCTGCTGGAAGAGATCTGCAACCGGCTCGGGCTGTCCCCGCGCGGCAATATGCATGAAACCTTTGAGTTATGTAGCAATAAATTGCGTGACTCAGGTTATGTCTTGCTGATTGACGAGGGCGAATTGTTACCTCACCGCTCACTGGAAGTGCTGCGCCGCCTGCACGATAAAAGCGGTATTGGTGTTGTTCTGGTCGGTATGCCGCGCCTGCTGATTAACCTGAAGGGCAAGCGTGGCGAATTCGTCCAGCTTTATAGCCGCGTAGCCTTTGCGCTCAATATCGGTAATGCCCTGCCTAAAGATGATGTTAGCGCCATTGCGGCCAGCGTATTGCCGGAGGTGGCGGATGATATCAATGAGGCGCTTTATCAGGAATCAAAAGGTAATGCCCGCCGCCTGTTTAAGTTATTACGTGGTGCCATTCGCCTGAGTCATATCAATGATATGTCGGTGGGTGTCAGTAGCGTTCGCCAGGCCGCCAAGATGTTAATTAATTAAGGAATAAGCCATGTGCCAATTACCTATTAATAACCCGGCATTAATGAAACCCATTAATCGCCTGTTACGGGCCGGTATTAAAGTTGTGGAATTAAATACCCGCTTACGCCGTCCGATTATTGAAGTAGATCGCCCCTTTAAAGCATGGGAACAAGGTGCAGTTGAAATTACTGAAACCCGTAACGGTGTCCGTAGCCTGGTCAAAATGACCATCTGGCGCGGCGCTCATATCATCTGGAGATAGCCAGTTATGGCAAAAATAATCATCGAAGTTGTGGATGGTGGGCGCGTGAGTGTGAGTTGTCGCGTTGAGTTATCCAAAAGTAATCAGTTTGAAAATGATGTAACAAATGGAATTGCTAATGGGTTAGCTGGCCATGTAGCGGTTAAAACCAAGCAAGTTATTGAATCTTTAGTTAAAACAAAACGAGGTAAAAAGCATGTCCACTGAAAATAAACAATTCACCGATAAGGTCGCTCCAGAGGGTTACTGGGTTGATGCTAAGGGTATTTTGACGCCAGACACGCTGGTTAAAGATATCGACAAAATGCGTGACACATTAGTGGGTGACGTTATCAATCGCGCACTTGTCGTTAACAAAATGTTGACCGAGTTTAAGTTGGCCACCTTTGCGGATATTGCGGCTTTCGTTGACCTGTCAGCCAATGAATACAATGTGTCTTTGGGCGGTAAAAAAGGCAATGTCACCTTATATACCTTTGATGGCAAATATAAAATCCAGCGAGCCATGCAAGACCGCATTGCTTTTGATGAGCGCCTGCAAGCGGCCAAAGCACTTATTGATGAATGCCTTGCTGACTGGGTAGAAGGTGCGCGTCCTGAAATTCATACCTTGATCAACCGGGCTTTTTCCTCTGATAAAGAAGGTGAAATCAATACCGGTGCCGTCTTGGCCCTGCGTCGTTATGACATTCAGGACTCACGCTGGTTGCGTGCCATGGATGCCATCAGCGAAGCCGTCCAGGTGGTGGGGAGTCGTTCCTATGTGCGGGTCTATGAGCGCATTGGTGATACTGACCAATATCAGTCCATCCCCCTTGATATCTCTGGAGTCTGATATGAGAGCTGAAGAGTTTAACCGCCGTTATCCCGTGGGTAAGGTTTTTATCTATCAACCGTGCAAGTTGTTACGTGGGGGGAAATCGGTCAAAACGGTTGGCCCCGCCAGTGACTTTAATTCAGCCACTGTCGTGGAAATTAATAAAGAACCTTATTTTGCTAATACGGAATCATTAACACCAGCTGGCTAATTTAAACCTTTATTAAGTCCCTTTTAAATATGGCGTAAACCCGCAGGGGCGCGCTTACGCCAAAATCATGGAAAACCATCATCATGAATAAAGAAAAGTATCTCGCTAAAATAAAGAAACTGTTGAATTTGTCTAAACACAGTACTAATTCCAATGAAGCCGCGAATGCCATGAGTCAGGCCCAAAACTTGATGCGTGAGCATGGTCTGACATCCGTTGACATCGACCTGATGGAAATCAACGAGGCAGGCAGTAAAGGTGCGCCCTCTCATGCTCAGGCTGTCCCTAAATATATGGGGCTGCTAGCAGATATCATTTGTCGGGCTTTCGGCGTTAAGTGTTATATGACCTTTAAACGTAATTATTACACTACCGCTCAGCGTCAGGTTATTTTCTACGGCCCGAATGAACGCCCACAAATAGCAGCTTATGCCTTTGACGTACTCTCTCGCCAAATGATGAAAGCCCGCCGTGAATATACCGCATCAATGCGCAAGAGCATTAAAGTCAGCACCAAAATAGCCCGAGGGGATACCTTCTGTGAGGGGTGGGTAATAGGTGCTTATCAGGTCATTAAAGATTTTACGGTTACAGATACAGAGGCAACCTTAATCACTGCCTATCATCGTAAATTGCAGAAAGATATTGGGCTGCAATCAGGCGATATGCGAGAAGCCAAAAAGTGTCGCGGGGCTGATGATGCTGCGGAGACTGGATATCGAGCGGGTAAAGATGCCAGCTTACACCATGCAGTTAATGGTACTGATTCTCAGCATGCGTTGATAGGGAGGTCATAATGGAAAACCTGTCTAAAACTGACTCATTGCGCCAGGCGCTGCAAGTGCTGGGAACCGCTACGGGTCGCGAGCTGGCCAACTTCACTGACTTACCGATTGACCGTGTGGGCGCACTGCTGGCTTGCGATATCCGTAAGGGTCGCGTTGTTCGGGGCTGGAACGGGAAAATACGCTGCTATGGCATGGCCGGGACTCTCCAGGATACCGGCTCTGTCGTGGGTAAGGTTGGCTCTGGTAAGGGGAAAGGCAAGGTTCGCCACCTGCCGCTGGGCGTCACCAACCCTGAATTTAGGGCGTTGGCACAGAAAGCCGTTGCCCTTGAACAGCAATTCAAATACTCCAGCGCCATGTCAGCGTGGCTGGCAGCTGCTGATGCTTCGATGCTGCTCGTCAACGAGCAATGGTGCCTCTCCCGTGCCATGTTCTGCGAATCTGCTCAGTCTAAAGGCTGGGGAGGTCGCCCATGAAAGCTCATGTCAGCAGTCGCGAATACCAGGACAGTGGCGCTAAGCGTATCTACACCCTGACCGATGGCAGTGTGGTGACCGAGTATATCAACCTGCCAGGTAAGTCACGTTTCAATTTCTTTGATAGTCGCGGCAATACGGTTCACAAGAACCAGCAGCGCGTTGCCATGAAACAGGCCGTTGAACACCATAAAAAACAGTGGAAGGTGAAACCATGAGCCATTTTCTGAAAGGTATGTCAGCCGACAAATTCAATCAACAATACCCTGTTGGCAGTCGTTTTCATTACTTCTCCGTTAAGGGTATCCCTGACAGCGTTGAGGTGGTCACGCGCACAGAGGCTTGGGCGTTGGGGCATGGTGCGGTGGTGGTTAGCGTCAATGGTCGCGCCGGTGGTCTGAGCATTGAGCACCTGAAACCTGCTATTGCACATGTGGGAGAGTCTAATGGAAATTGAAATCAGCCAATCAATGAAAATGCGCCTCTCTGGTCTGGAGCGTCTAGACCCTGTTGAGGTTCTAGTTGATGACTATGAGCCAGGTAAAGGGAAAATCACCATCACTTGTTATGGAAAAGCATGGACGGCCTCATGGTTCGCAATGTCAGACCAGACAATCAGTCAGTTCTTCCGGCGCTGTGGCAATGATTATCTTATAGGTTATTTATCCCCACAGCTCGAACAGAAAATTGATGGCGATAACGACGAAAATATTAATTTTGTGAAGCGGGAAATTATCAAATTACTACGCGCCAATGACATTACAAAAGAAGATGCACGTGAATATTGGAATGAGGCAGTCACCTCAGAAGATATCAAATCGGATATTTGCAAATGGTTATCGGGGTCTGATTTAGCTGGCTTGCTGGGAGATGATCCTTATTACGCTAATTGGCCGATGGTTGAAAATCCTTCCTACAGATATTTGTCTCGCATCGTTGATGCAGTGAAAGTGGGTTTTGAACAATCCGAATGGGTTAAGGGGGAGTGATGTCTATTAGAGAGATCACCTTAATCTGTTATGGCTTAGCCTGCTATCTCTACCTCGGCTATTGCTTTGCCAGCATTCTACGGCACTTGAACTTGATGAAAAAGGACACACCACGTACTGCTTTCATCATCTTATTGTTGCTTTGGCCTGTTGGATTAATGGTTTTTGAAGATAGGTTTGCATCCGGCGAGGATGATGATAATGACTAAACACAACAGTAAAGAGCAGGCAGCGTCACGAAAGCGCCTCTCCCGCGCCCGACAAAAGTCGCAGTTTGGCCAGCATCGTCTTGAAATCGTTCTCTCTGAGCGGGGATATAAAATACTACTCGATGGCTGTAAGCGCCGTAATCCGGGTCGTAAACCTTATATCCCCAGCGAGTACGTTGAGCTTTTAATCTTTTGTGACGGTGAGCGACTAGAACGGCAAGAGGCGGCGTTGGGCAATTGTAATCACTGTAACTTACCACTGCCTGCGGGGTGCAGTACGGCTTTTATAGGTGAATCAGCATGTTGGTTCTATCGTGAGTCACGTACTTTAAATCTTACAGATGTGACCGGTCACGCTCGACTAGATGAGGTGCAGAATGACTGACCTTGGTGTATTAAAAAACCACCTAGCGCTGGGTGAAGATTACAGCGATGAACTGTTGCAAGTGCTCCAGTCTGCGCTTGATGAGATTACCGCCTCGCGGGCTAAACTGCTTGAATTAGGCGGTTACTCTCCTACTGATACCGCCGACTTATTGAGTGGCTGTGGGAAGCTAACCCAGTACATCACTAAGTTTGAACACAATAGCCCGCACTCTGTAGGTTCTTCTGCTTTGATTAACTTATTGGTGACGCATCAAAACCAATACACTGTTATTGAACAATCATTGACCTTAACTTCTCTCAATAACGAGTGGTTTGCTCTGGTGGGTTTTGATAACTTTCCTTGGCATACCTCACCAGTCGAGGCGATGGATACACTATCTGACTGGCTTATCCGGTTGGGCTTGGCGACAAGAGTCAGTGATAGTTTACGTACTCAACTGGGGGCGTTATGGACAAAAAACTGATCCAGCTGATTCATGTGGGTAAGTCTGCTTTAGCCTGGGACGATGAAACCTACCGTGATGTTATCTACCGCCTGACCGGTAAAACCAGCTCTGCTAAGTGTTCTATTGAGCAGCAAGAACGTATTGTGGCTTATATGCGGGCGCATGGTTTTGAACCTAAACCCGCCCCTAAACGGGGACGTAAGCCTAGCGTTCCAGCCAGTAAGAATACAATTCTCAGTAAGATTGAGGCACTTCTGGCTGACGCCAACCGCCCATGGAGTTACGCTGAATCTATGGCGCAGCATATGTTTCAGGTAAGATATGTTGATTGGTTGCCCCTGGAACAATTAACAAAACTGATGCAGGCATTGATTATTGATGCCAAACGTCGAGGGAAATCATGATGGATATCGAGCAGGTTAAAGCGCTATTACCTGAGTCTGTCCAGCAGATGGCCGAGTTGATCGGCTATCCTGCTACAGCCCGCCTGCTCGATAAGTTGGGCGGCACGACCTTCCCAATCGGTAAAGGGTTACGAGCACTTGGCGCAGCCCGAGCCACCTTGTTACGGGAAACCATTGGTGAAGAGAATGCTCAGTTGTTAGTCAAGCATTTTGGCGGGGAGGTGCTTTACCTCCCTCGTTGTGATCGGGCATTACGTGAGTTACGTAACCGCTCGTTCCTGGCTGAATTCGCCCAGTTGCGTGACAGTGGCATATCTTCCTTGATGGTGATGACTCGGCTATGCCCTAAATATGGTTTCTCTGATAGGTTCGCTTGGGGCTTATTAGAAAAGAAAAAACACATGACGGATTCTCAACAGCATTCTTTATTTTAATGGAGCTAAATAGAATGAAAAAATACCTTTGCATGGGGCTGATTTTGGCTTGTTCTGCGACAACCTATGCTGAGTCAGAAATAGATATCGTTCAACAGGCTCTTAAAGGCGATTATCAAACTCAAAGAAATCTTGCTTATAGCTATAAACAGGGTAGTGGCGTACAAGGCGATAGCGGTTATATTCCACAATCAGCAATTCATGCCTGCGCATGGCGTAAAATTATTATTTTGAGTAATCCGTCTAAAATTGATGATGGTGATTTTGGTAATGAGGCCGTAGATTGTAAGGCCGTCGATGTGGTAGATAATAAAAATGTTTGGCTGATAGTATTTACCGCATTAAGATCTATACCTAAAAAATAAACCACTGAACCCCTTCCACTGATTATATAAAGCCCTCATAGCAATACTGACACCATCCCAACCCATTGGATGGTGTCATGCAAATCTCTCTATCACAGTTTCAACTGGCCGCTTCATTATCTCCCGCGCTTGCAGCACGTTGGTATCCTCATGTCTTGGCAGCAATGAATGAATTCGGCATTGATACACCACGCCGTCAGGCGGCGTTTATTGCTCAGGTTGGGCATGAAAGCGCGGGTTTTAAAACGCTTTCCGAGTCATTTAACTACAGCGTAGCAGGCTTAAAAACGACCTTTAATACCCGTTTAACAGCGGGTCAATGCGAGATGTTAGGCCGTCAACCGGGTGAGGCAGTTGTCCCCATTGAGCGGCAAAAAGCCATTGCCAACCTTGTTTACAGCAAGCGCTACGGCAATAACGCGCCCAGTGATGGCTGGAAATTCCGTGGTCGTGGCCTGAAACAAATCACCTTCCTGGATAATTATTACCGCTGTGGCCATGCGTTAGAAATTGACCTTATCGCTAACCCTGATTTACTGCTGCAAAATGAGTTTGCGGCACGTTCTGCTGGCTGGTTCTGGCACGTTAATAACTGCAACCAATATGCAGATAACGGTAGCTTTGTTCGCTTAACCAAAGTGATTAACGGTGGCAGCAATGGCCTTGCTGATCGTCAGTCTCGCTTAACTGTTGCTGAGCGTGTCCTATGTCCTTAATCAAAACCCTCAAAGAACTTATCACCAACCCTGCATCGGGGCGGTTATCGACATCTGATACTACCCTGGTGGGGGCGTTTATCGTGTCCTCTCTCGCGTTACTTTATGCCACCATCTTTGGTCAGTCCGGTGATATCTGGTTTGGTCTGTATCTGGCCGCATGGGTCACTCAGAGTCAGGCATCAAAACACCAGGCGCTCAAGCGCGACAAGGAGGTCTCCAGTGCCACTTCGGATGCTCCTTAAAACCTATTGGAAACCCCTGTTGGCATTGCTTGTTGCCGCCATTGCAGGGTTTGCCCTGGCGGCATTGATTTACGGCAAACAGCTTTCTGATGAGCAGTTGTTATTTAGTAAAGCTAAAACCACCTGGCAGGAAGAAAAGACGCAGGCCGCGAATGACGCCAGTGCAGCCCTGACTGCCGCGCTGGCGCGTCAGAAGGCCGCTCAGCAACTGGGCGATAAATTATCTGCTGAGTTGCAGGCCAAAATCGACGCACTCCATAACGACAATCAAAGACTCAAAAGGCAAATCAATGAGGCAACTCAACAAGATGGCGCTAATTATACTGGCCTTGGGCCTAACAGCCTGTGCGTCTACCAGTCTGCCCTCGGCTACCCCGATTGTGATCAGCGAGTGCAACCCACCACCAGCGGCGCTGTACCAATTGCCCACGAAACCCAGCCCACCGGTAGCGGGTTACCACCAGAAGATATTCTTGCCCACGCCACAGACTACGGAAAGTGGTGCCAGCAATTAGAAAAGCAATTAATACAACTCAATAAATATTATTCGGGCGGTGCTAAGTGATATTTGACCTGGCAATGGCATTCCAAATTATTTTGGGATTAGTTTCTACTCTTTTTGGTTTATGGATTAACGAACTCAAAAAGGATATTACCGCGCTGGAAAAGTCGGTTGAAAATATAAAGACCGATTATCAACGGCGTGAAGATGCCAAAACAAACTTTGACCTCATGATGGCCACATTACGCGATGTCAGAAGCGCCATTGATCGTATTGATGGCAAACTGGATAAGAAGGCAGACAAATGAAATCACGCCAGAAACGCAGAAGTCGACGTGTTCATGCCGTTGAAAGTGAAGTGAGTGCGCTGAAAAAAATCAGCACCCAATTAGACCAGCTTTTTATTCCAGGGCAGGACTTGGAAATATTAACCGACATCAATCTCAAGCTGGAACGGATTGAAACCAATATCACCACCATTCAGGTCGAAGCGACCCGCCGTGGTACGGTGGCTGGAGCCATTGCCGGGGGGTTGTCCGGGGGGATTATTGCGACGGCTATCGTGCTTATTAAAGCCCGTTTGGGGCTGTAATTATGGCGCATCCGCAGGAAACACGGGACAGGCTGCGTAGGTCGTATATTTTCGGCCAGATGTCGCTGGAAATCGCTGCCGCGCAAGCGGCAGTGTCATTTGTTACCGCCCGCCGCTGGAAAAAAGAGGCGCAGGATTCCGGTGATGACTGGGATAAATTGCGGGCGGCGCATGTTATCGCCGGTGGCGGACTGGAGGACATTGGCCGGGCCGTCCTGACCGGACTTGTCACACAGTACCAAACGACGCTGGAGCAGCTTAACGGTGATTCACAGCTCCCCGCAAAACAACGGGTTGAACTGTTGGCCAGCCTGGCTGATGCGTTTAATAAGGCCATCTCTGCCAGCAAGAAGATATTGCCGGAAACCAGTCAACTGGCCATTGCGCTGGATGTTCTCCAGAAACTCAGCATCTTTATTTCTGAGAAACACCCCCAGCATTTAGCCGCGTTCGTCGAGATATTAGAGCCCTTTGGTGATGTAGTGGAGAAGCATTATGGCTGATAAATTAATCCGTTTAACCAGTAATCACAGTGTTATGGCCAGCGATATTCTCGGCGTAGAAGTCAACTGCAATGGCTATGTTGTTGTGACGACATCAACAGGGAAGCATCGCGCGGACGCGGGTTATGGCGAATTGACCCATCAAGCCCGTGACCGTCTTATCAACGAAATCAATAAGGCGCTGGAATAGCCCTATGGCGAAGAAATTCACCGCGCGTGACTTTGCCAGCGAACTGGCAGACCTCGCAGCCAGTCTGCGCAGAACCATTGAAGCCGAGGATGTGGGTTTTGACCCCTCAGCGGCGGCTATTGCTGAACGTCACAAGCAGGTAAAAGACCCGGTAACGGGGTATGAGTTCTTTATCGAGAACTATTTCCCGCATTATGTGCGCCATAAAGATAAGAGCGAACTGCATAAATATCTGTTTAGCCGTCTGCCGGAAATTGTCGCCAGTCCCAAAGGCGAGAACGATGCGATAGCGGCCCCGCGTGGTGAAGCCAAATCCACTCTGGTCAGTCAGCTCTTTGTCCTGTGGACAATCATTTGTGGCATCAAGCATTACCCGGTCATCGTAATGGACTCGATTGATCAGGCGTATCCGATGCTTGAAGCCATCAAGGCCGAACTGGTGTACAACCCGCGTCTGTTGATGGACTTCCCTGATGTCTGTGGCGCGGGTCGTGTATGGCAGATGGGGACTATCCTGACCCGCAATGATATCAAGGTACAAGTGGCCGGTTCGGGTAAGAAACTGCGTGGTTTGCGCCATGGGCCATACCGTCCTGATCTGGTGGTGCTGGATGATATCGAGAATGACGAGCAAGTCCGCAGCCCGGAGCAACGCGAGAAGCTGGAAAACTGGCTGAAGAAGACCGTGTTACCGCTGGGAACGGCGGGTGGTAAGCTCGATGTTATCTACATCGGGACTATCCTGCACTATGATTCTGTCCTTTCCCGTACCCTCAAAAATCCGCTGTGGCGCGTCGCCCGCTTTAAAGCCCTGATACGTTGGCCAGATAACATGTCGCTGTGGGACAAATGGGAAGAGATCCTGCGCAACAACGGACAGGATGGCGAGATACTGGCCAATGCCTACTACCAGCAACACCGCGCCGAGATGGACGAGGGGGCCATTGTGTCCTGGTCAGCCCGTCCTATCCTCGCCTTGATGCTCATTCGTGCGCGTGATGGTCATGCCACCTTTGACGCTGAATATCAGAATGATCCAGTCAGTGGTGAAGATGCGATTTTTGCCGGTGAAGGGGTGTTTCACTTTTGGGTTAACCGGCTTGCCGAGTGGATTTTCTACGGAGTCTGCGACCCAAGCCTGGGTAAACAGGGTGCCAGCCGCGACCCCTCGGCCTTATTGGTCGGTGGCTTTAACCGTCACACCGGCATTCTGGATGTGGTCGAGGCAGCCATCCGCAAACGGGTGCCGGATATGATAATCTCGGACATTATCGAGTTGCAGAAGGTTTATCGCTGCCTGGTGTGGAGCATTGAAACCGTGCAGTTTCAGGAGTTCTTGCGTACCGAGCTCATCAAGCGTTCAGCCATCGCCGGTGTGCCGGTGCCAGCTCGCGCCGTTATACCGCATACCGATAAGCTGTTACGTATCGAATCATTGCAGCCGCACATGGTGAATGGATTGATCCGCCTGCACCCCAGCCAGACCACGTTAATTGAACAATTACGTCATTTCCCCAAAGCCGATCATGATGATGGCCCGGATGCCCTGCACATGTTGTGGGCGCTGGCCGTTTCCGGTGCGGGTAACTTTGAATTTAAAGCGGTTCCGCGTGGTTACGATAATGATCGTGGCAGTCGGTTCGGCTCGGGAGGTTGGTAGTATGGGACAAATCGTTGACCAGTATGGTCGTCCGCTTAAACGTGAAGTACTGAAAGAATCCCAGACTTCACGCGTCGCACAGCTTAACCGCCAGTGGCCAATGCATCCGTCCAAGGGGCTGAGCATTCGCAAGTTACCCCATATTCTTGAAGCCGCAGAACGGGGCGACCTGTCCGCACAGGCGGACTTATTTGAGGATATGCTGGAGCGTGATGGGCATATTTTCTCTGAGCTGGCCAAGCGTAAGAACGCCTTGTTGACGCTGGACTGGAGCATAGAGCCGCCAGAGAACGCTACTGCGGCTGAAAAAGAACTGGCGGTGGTGGTCTCTTCCTGGTTGAAATCCATTCCCGATATGGAAGATATCATTCTCAATGCGGCGGATGCTATCGGTCATGGCTTTGCCGCGCAGGAAATTGAGACCTGGGAACTGGAGGGAAATGTCTGGTTGCCCACCAAGATGGTGTTGCGCCCCCATCGCTGGTTCAGCACCACCCCGGAGACCAACGACGAAATACGCCTCAATGACGGTACATTTAATGGTGCTGAGCTCTGGCCGTTCGGCTGGCTGGTGCATACGCATAACGCTAAGCCCGGCTTTATTGCACAGTCCGGTTTATATCGGGTGCTGGTCTGGCCTTATCTGTTTAAGAACTATGCCTTACGGGATATGGCGGAATTCCTGGAAATTTACGGACTGCCCTTACGGGTCGGTAAATTCATGACCGGGGCCACTGATACAGAAAAAGACTCCTTGCTTCATGCGTTGGTGACATTGGGTCATGACGCGGCGGGGGTTATTCCTGATGGTAGTTCGATTGAGTTTCACTCAGCCGCCGTGGGGCAGTCTGACCCGTTCCAGGCCATGATTGACTGGGCCGAGCGCACCGAGTCCAAGGTAATTTTAGGGGCAACGCTCACCAGTCAGGCCGATGGCAAATCGTCAACCAATGCCCTGGGCAATGTCCATAACGATGTGCGCCATGACATTCTGGTCTCTGATGCCCGGCAACTGGAGGGGTTCTTCCGGGGCTTTATTCGGATGCTATTGGCGCTCAATGGCAAAGACGTCAGCACCCGCCGCCAGCCCAAACTGGTGTTTGATACCCGCGATATTGAGGATATTAAAGTCTTCTCTGAAGGGGTATCTAATCTGGTGAGCGCCGGGATGAAGAGCATCCCGACATCATGGATACATAAGAAGCTCGGTATCCCGGTGCCGCAACAAGATGAAGAAGTGCTGACCGCGCCAGAACCCGCCCCGATGTCAGCCAGTTTATCTCTGGCATCTACCCCGCAACAGTATAAATCTTTTGCGGCATTAACCGCGAACCCGGAGATGGATGACCCGGCGCAAGTGGTTCTGGATGAGGCGCAAACAGTGCCTGATGCTATCAATCAGGCCATGAGCAAACTTATTGCACCGCTGGTTGCTGCGCTGAGTCAGGGCCAGTCGCCTGACGACGCCATCAATATTATCGCGGCCAGTTACCCGGCGCTGGATGATAATCAGCTCCAGCAGCTGCTGACCCAGGCTATATTTGTGGCTGATATCTGGGGGCATCTCAATGCCGAAAGCTGATGTCAATCTGGCCCAGGCGATGACGCTCAAGCCAGAAGAGGCTATTCGCTACTTTGAATCGAAGGGCTATACCATTGGCTTCAACTGGCATGATGTGGAAGCCCGCGCCCATGCCACGGCATTCACCGTGGCAGGGATATTGAAGCAAGATGTGCTGGAAGATGTCCGCCAAAGCTTGAGTGACAGCCTGCGTAACGGCACCACCTTTGAGCAGTTTAAAAAGCAGCTTATCCCGGTACTGGAACAAAAAGGCTGGATGGGGAAAGGACTGGTGGCCGACGCGGATGGCGTGCTGGAGGGGAAACGACTCACTCCCCGCCGTCTGAAAACCATCTTCCAGACCAATATGCAATCTGCCTATAACGCGGGCCGCTATGAAGAGCAGCTTGCCAATGCCGAGTTTCGTCCCTATTTGGAGCGAATTGCGGTCATGGACAGGCTAACCCGCCCCAAACATGCCGCGTTAAATGGCTTTACCGCCCGTTATGATGATCCGGTCTGGCAGTTTATGTATCCGCCAGATGGCTACCGTTGCCGCTGCCGCGTTCGGTCACGTTCTGAGGCCGATATCAGCCGCTACAGCATCACCGTGCAATCCAGCCAGGACAGAATTGAGACCGTGCAACAGGCGTGGGGGCCAAATGATACGCGCACGGTTCAGGCTTTTCGTATCAATGGTGAACTGTATACCCCGGATGCAGGCTTTGGTCACAATCCGGGCCAGGGCAACTTGTCCGCACTGGGGCAACGGCTGATGGACAAATCTACGGTGGCCTCTCCGCGCCTGGCATCCCTCGCCGTCAAAGAAACCCTGAGCGATAAAACCTTGTTAAATGCCGTTTCAACCGATGTTAAACGCTGGGTTAATCAGGTGTCACTCCAGCCCAAACCCAAGGGTTCATTACGTCACCTTGGGGCTATTGAACCCAAGACCCTGACGCAGTTGGAAATGCGCGGGCAGGCTCCCACCACGGTAACATTAACCGCTTTCGATAATGCGGTACTGGATGCCCCCGGCCCGTTATGGGGGCAATTGCCGGAATTGTTGCAGCAACCGGATGCCACGCTGCTCGATGGCGATACGCTGGTTTATCTCGTTCGCCAGGGAAAAGAGGTTATTGGTGTCAGAGCACCACTTAACGGCGGTCATACCGGCTTACCGCTAAGTCTGATGCATAAAGGCGCGGCGCTGTCGGATGTTCAGCGTAAAGAGCTGGCCAGCTTGCCGGTGCTGGCGGGGAGTCTGTAATGGCTGACAGTATCGGTATTAAATTTAATGTCACTGATTTTGAGCGTTCCCTGGGCGAACTTATCAGCAAGCTGGAGCACCGTGAGCCCCTGATGCGCGAGCTCGCAGCGGCCATGGGTGATGCTGCTGAAGAGAACTTTAAAAATCAGGGGCGGCCTGCCTGGATGGGATGGAGTCCGGCTTATGCGAAGAAACGCGCCGGTGGCCAAATTCTGCAATTATCGGGCCGACTGGCTGCGAGTATCGTGCAGGAGAGCGATAATGACAGCGCCAGTGTGGGTACCAATTCAGTCTACGGCCCCATTCACCAGTTTGGTGGAGAGATAAAGCGCAAGGCCCGCAAGCAGGATGTGCATTTTAAACAGCATAAAAACGGTGAAGTCGGTAACCGATTCGTCAAAAAATCGAAATCCAATTTTGTGCAGACCACCACGGTGGGTGCGCATACTATCAAGATGCCTGCGCGTCCTTTCCTGCACCTGGCAGAACAGGACGTGGAAGCCATGGAAACCACCGGTTTAGACTACTTTCGCCGTGTTATTGATGCCTGACCGTAAACGCTCTGTAATCCACACAGGGCGTTTTATTTGTTTACCGGCACTCTCGCCGGACTTCACCCCGCTTAATCGCACCAGCGCGTTTTTAAATCGTGTTTAAAAACGGGTTAACGCCATTGCTAATGTACTGAGTGAAGTGGCAAGATGATCCGCGTGTTATCCCCTGATGTAATCCACTGAACCCCTTCCACTGAATTCCCTTTTAGCGGCCCCGTATTCTCGGTGGCATGAAAACATTATTCGCCGCTCTGGCAATCGAAATCACAAAAGCGACCCACGGAACCATCCAGCTCTTTCCTGCGGGTGAATTCCGGGCGGTAGATGGTCGCCCTGAAGAATGTGATCACTGGCTAATGAACGCTGAAATTGCGCAACTGCTCATTGATGCGGCTAATGCCAGGTCGACGCCTTACGTTATTGATTACGAACACCAGACATTAAAAGCCGCCAAAAATGGTCAGCCCGCCCCCGCATCCGGTTGGTTTAAAACACTGGAATGGCGGGAGGGTAAAGGTCTGTACGCTGTTGGTGTCAACTGGACTGACGCTGCTGCCGCGATGATCCTGAAAGATGAATACCTCTTTATTTCCCCCGTTTTTAGCTACAACAAATCCGGTCATGTGGTGCAGATCCTTCATGCAGCACTGACTAACACACCGGCTCTGGATGATATGGATGAGGTGATGTTAGCCGCCGCATCCGTCCTGGCCATCAACTCAACCTCTGAGGGTAACGCCGGAATGGACGAACTACTCGAACAATTGCGCTGGATGCTCAATCTGCCGCTCTCTGCTACGCAGGAAGAAGTCAGTGCCGAACTGATGAAGCTGATTAACCGCCTTTCAAATAATGAAGGGACAGCAGCGGCATCGGTGAACTTGCTCCAAATGCTTGACCAACATGATACACAAATTGCCGCACTGACCGCACAGCTCGACACACCGGACCCGGTTAAATGGGTGTCTGTCGATGTTATGCATCAGGCCGTCAGTGAAGCCGTCACTCAGGCTCAAGTGAGTATTGCCGCATTGGCCAGTCAGCAGTGTGACGGTCTGATCACCGCCGCATTGTCTGACGGGCGCTTGCTTCCGGCACAGAAAGCCTGGGCGGAATCACTGGCCAAGGCTAACCCGGACAGCCTGAAAAGCTTCCTGGATAAAGCGCCAAAGATTGCCGCACTGACCCAAACCCAAACCAAGGGTAAGCCGCCAGCTGGTTTACCGCCAGCGGCCCATGAGGAAGAAGATGGTGAAGTTGATACGGCTATCTGTTCGCTTCTCGGAACCGATCCGAAACAAATCGCCGAGTTTATTAAAGGAGAGAAGAAATGAGAGACCGCAATACGCCCTGGCGGGATGGTGAGCTGTCCCCCGTGCCTATGGCTCAGGCAACTGAAATCTTTGGTGGCCACATCATTGGTGCCAATGCCGGTGGTTTTGCAGTGATGGCATCGGCAGTCGCGGCACAGGTTACGTTGGGCGTTTCCGATGGTTATGTTGATAACCGTGCTGGCGCTAACGGTGATGCTGACGCCCTCGTTCGTCGTGGTAAAGCCTGGTGTTTTGCTAATTTTGCCGGTGATGCCGTCACCCAGGCTGATGTGGGCAAAGATTGCTACGTTGCGGACAGTCAGACGGTTGCCAAAAGCAATGGTGCCACTGATGAGCGTCCCGTCGCAGGCAAAGTGATCATCGTTGATTCTGACGGTGTTTGGGTTCTGATTTAAGGAGTAATACCGTGCTTGTAAACTTTAAGAACGTTAAACAGATCTTCGTCAATCTGAAAGCCACCTTTCAGAATGCCTTTGATCAGACCCCGAGTGACTGGCAAAAAGTGGCCATGCTGGTGCCGTCAACCAGCGGACAAAACGACTATAGCTGGTTGAGTCGCTTTCCAAAAATGCGCAAGTGGATTGGTGACAAGGTCGTTAAAGCCCTTGAAGCCTTTAACTACAGCGTCGTGAATGATGATTTTGAAGCCACCGTTGAAGTTGACCGTAATCATATTGAAGACGATCAACTGTTGGGCTATGCCCAGCAAGCCTCTGCTGCGGGTCAGTCTGCGGCTGAATTGCCATCAGACATCGTGTTTGCGCTGTTGAGTGGTGGCTTTGTCAACCTTTGCTATGACGGTCAGCCGTTCTTTGATACAGACCATCCTGTGCGGGGATTATCCGTTTCTAATAAAGGCACCAAGCGGCTGTCAGCGGATAATCTAGCCGCCGCCAAAGCCAGCTACGGTGCTGCCCGTACCGCGATGCGCGGTTTCAAAGATGAAGAAGGCTCCTCACTCAAAATTCGCCCAACTATCCTAGTTGTTCCTCCTGCACTGGAAGATGTGGCCAACTACCTGATGACTGCGGACAGGTTCCCGGATAACACGCCGAACATCTACAAAGGGACGGCTGAAGTATTAGTGGTTCCAGAGTTGGTCTCCGACACGGCATGGTTTCTTCTGGACACGACCCGCCCGGTTAAACCGCTTATCTATCAGGAGCGTAAAAAACCGGAATTTGTTGAACAAACAGACTACAACAGCGACAGCGTATTCATGCGCAAGAAGTTTCTGTTTGGTGCTGAAGCGCGTTCAGCGGGTGGTTACGGTTTTTGGCAGATGGGCTATGGCTCAACCGGGGAGACTGCATAATGCCCATTCAAATTACCGCAAAACGGGATGGTTTCCGCCGCTGTGGCATGGCCCACAGCGATAAAACCCAGACTTATGCTGATGACCACTTTAGTCCCTCGGTGTTGGCTGAGCTTCAGGCCGAGACGATGCTGGTCGTCTCGTATGTGCCAGAGGGTCAGCAAGACCATGTTGAACAGGATAACGCGTGGACAGAGGCACAAGCACGTTTTCAAGAGCTTGTCGTCCGCAATAAAGAACTGGAAACGGGATTGCAACAGCTTTCGGAGGATGCTGAGGCGTTGAAGTCGGCTAATGAGCACGCCAACATCACCATTGCTGACCAGTTGCTGGAAATCGACGCGCTCAAAGCGCAGGTGGCCAGCCTGACACCTGCTCCTGATGCGGCGTCCAAAGAGCCAGCAGACACGAAAACCACCAAGGCCACTAAGTAAGGTAACTCGCCATGTATGCGACTCGTCAAGATATGGTGGATGCGTTCGGTGAGCGGGAGTGTATCGCCCTCACTGACCGTAAATTCACAGGTCAAATTGATGACCATGTGATGGAGGTCAAACTGACGCAAGCCAGCGCTGAGATTGACAGCTATCTGGCGGGTCGCTACCCCATCCCCTGGCCAGATACCCCCGGCATTTTAGTGGGCCGTTGCTGCAATATTGCCCGCTACTTTTTGTGTGGGGCTGAAACTCAGAATACTGACGAAATCCGGGAACGTTATGAAGATGCCCTCCGCTACTTTGAAAAGGTCGCTGCGGGGACAATTACCCTGGGTAAATTTCCCAACGGGGAAGTGGTCGAGTCTACGCCGCGTATTCGTTTCTCTTCTGCGGGCCGGAACTTTGGTCGTGACTCGACCAATGGGGGTGCATTTTGATTATTGCACTGACTGAAAAGGCCATTTGTGAACGGTTACGCCAGGGTATGGGCCGCATGGTTCAGGGTGTTCATTCTTACGGGGGTGAAATCGACGGTGACCCCGCTGAAGTTATCCGCCGTTTACCGGGAGCCTGGGTCACGTTCGGCGGCATTCAGAAGACCGAAAATACCAGCATTACCAAGCGCAAATACAAAACCTATGGGCGTTTTGTGGTGATTGTTGGGGAGCGTAACGTGCGTAGCGAGGAATCGACTCGCCAGGGCGGCCCCGGACTGGATGAAGTCGGCACTTATAAAATGGTCGAAGCGGTACGGCGTTTGTTATCCGGTCAGGATTTGGGGCTCAGGATTGCGCATTTGATGCCAGGGCGCGTTCGCACCTTGTTTAACACCAAAGTCGGTGACGCAGCATTGTCTGTTTTCGCCTGCGAGTTCGATACTTACTGGGTTGAAGAGGCGCTGGAAAATGGCTTATTCCCTGTTGTTGATGCGCCTGCTGATTCCATTGACAGTATCTTTAGCGGTTATTTGGGGAGCCAAAGCGAGCCGGATGCTGACTGGCTTACCACTCATCTTAGCTATGACATCCCGCAGACCACGCGCTCACCGGATGCTGAGGACATTATTCATCATGACCATACTGAAAGTTAAAGTCGTTGGCGGGGTTCGTGTTCCCTACCAACACAATGCCCGGAAATATATAGAGGGTGATGAAGCGGTTACCGTGCAGAACACGGCCTATTACCTGCGTCAGATTGCCGCCGGTGACCTGACGGTCATCACGGACAAGGCTGAAGCGGCAAAGCACGACGATACGCCAGTGACTGACATTGCCGTTGCGTCTGAACCGAAAACGAAAACCAAGGTGGAGGCATCCCGTGGCCAGTTCTGATATCGCTTTTGACAATATCCCGTCCAGCATTCGCAAACCGGGTAAATACATTGAATTTAATACCCGACTGGCGGTGCGTACCTTGCCGGGTAACCCGCAACTGGTTTTGATTATCGGCCAGATGCTGGCAACCGGCAGTGCGTTACCCCTTGTGGCTACCAATGTCTTTTCGGATACGCAGGCCGCTGAATTGTTTGGGTATGGTTCGCAGGCCCACTTGATGGCCATCGATGCCATTACCAGTAATCGCTACCTGCAATTGCAAATCATCGGTGTGTCCGATGCCGCAGCAGGTGTTGTAGCAACTGGCACATTGACCCTGACCGGCACGGCGTCAACCAGCGGTGTGGTCAGCTTGTGGGTGGGTGATATTCGTATTGATACCGCTGTTGCAGCAACCGATACCCCGGACGTGATTGCCAGCAATCTGATGGCTGCGATGGCCAGCCAAACAGCATTACCGGTGAGCGCTAAAGCGGTAGCAGGCGTTATCACGCTGACCTGTCACCATAAGGGAGCGGTGGGTAACGATATCCGGTTACGGGCTCAGTCAACGGCGCGAGGCGTTACCACGGCTGTTGCGGCCATGTCCGGGGGGGAAATTGATCCCGATATCGCCCCGGCATTAGCTGCCGTTTTTGCCGCCGGTCATAACATTATTGTTTGTCCGTACTCCACGCCTGACGCGTTAACGGCGTTACGCAATCATCTGGATGAGGTCGGTGGGCCACTGGAGCAGCGTGGGGCGTTGGGTGTGGCGGGCTGGCCTAAGTCGCTGTCTACCGGCACCACATTGAGTGGTGATATTAACAATGGCCGGGTGACGCTGGGCTGGCATAACGGCTCGGTAAAATTGCCAGGGCAAATTGCGGCGGCTTACGCGGCAGTGATTGCCAGCGAAGAAGACCCGGCACGGCCACTCAACACCCTGGTGATGAGCAGCCTGGACGTGACCGCACTGGCTGACCGTCCAGGACGCAATGAGCAGGAAAATGCCCTGCACAACGGACTGACCCCGTTTGAGGTTGGCCCCGGTAACACCGTGCAGATTGTCCGCGCCATCAGCACTTACACCGAGAACCTCGCGGGAACGCCGGATGTGTCATTGCTGGATATCACCACCATCCGCACGCTGGATTATGTGCGTAAAGCCTGCCGTGAGCGCATTGACTTGCGCTTTCCTCGCGATAAGTTGAGCGCCAGGACAGCGCCGAAGGTACGCAGTGAATTGCTGGATGTGCTGCTCAAGCTCGAAGAACTGGAAATAGTCGAAGAGGTGACCGCTAACCAGTCAGGCTTGATTGTTGAGCGGGATTCTCAGGATGTGAACCGGCTCAATGCCGCTATTCCCGTCGATATTGTTAATGGTCTGCATGTCTTTGCTGGCCGTATTGACCTCCTACTGTAAGGAACTTTCACCATGGCAGCAGAAGAGTATGTAGGCTCAATCGTGTTGGAAATTGACGGCCGGGAAATTGAAGTCACCGACCTGTCAGTCGATATCACCACGGGCCGTAAGCTGGTTAAAACCATGAACAAAACCGGACGAGCCAAAGGCTTCAGTCGGGGTATCGCAGAGTATAAACTCAGTCTTTCCGCCGTGGTACCGCTGGATGGTGATATTGACTGGGCGGGCATTGAGAATGCCAAGGTGACGCAATACCCACTTTCTGGCAGTGGTGGTAAACGTATCAGTTACATCGACTGTTTCACTACCGAAACTGGCACGAAGTACACCGTGGATAATGAAGCCAAGATTGATATCACCATGAACGGGTTGCGTGAGGTAATTGAATAATGATCGAACAAGGTTTTTTAGTTTTCGGGGTCGCTGTTGGTGATGTTATTCACCGTGAATTTTCCATTCGGATGCCGGTAGTCAAAGACACCATTGCTGCCTTAACCGATACACAGGAATCACAAGGCACGACAGAAGGCCCGGCAGCACAGCTTTATTATAAGGTGGCAATTATTGCGTCAGCATTAATTAGCCTGGGTAATCTGGCAAAGGACGATATCACCACAGAGTTATTATTGAATGAATTAACTGATGATGATTTCGATATTATCGATGCGCATATTGCCGCCATTAAAAAAAAGCGGTTGCCCGAGAAGAGCTCCTTGCCGGATATCGACTTATCACCCTCGCTCTCGGCAGATGTGGCGTCAACGAGCAACAAATAAGTGCTATGACCCACACGGAGTTGGATGGTCATCTGGATGCGTTAACCCGGCTGAATGGCAAAAAACCGTCAGCCGGGAATAACAAAACGACCACCACCCGTAGAGCTAAATCCAAACGACAAAAGCGGGGACGATAAATGTCACGTGGACTCAATCTGGCGTTGACGTTATTCGCCCGCGATAACGCCTCTAAAGTACTCAAAAAGACCCTGCAAGATACGGTGAAACAAACCACCGATGCGGCTAAAGCTTCTGAAAAATTGGGTGATACCGATTCAAAGAGTGCTGAAAAGGGTATTAAAGCCTCCCGCAGTTTACAGGCTGAACTTAAGCGCCAGGCCACCGCTCGTTCTACACTGGGTGTGCGTTCTGAGCAGGATATTCAGCGCGAAATACAGCAAACCCAGGCCGCCTATAATCGTTTGACCCGCAGCGGTGTGATGTCTGCCAACGAGCAGGCCCGCGCATTCAGCACGATGACCGATAAAGTCAGTCGATTAAAGAATGAACTGAATGGGGCCAATCACAGTATGACCGGCTTGCAGCGGGCCAGAATGTTAGGTTCAGGTGCAGCGGCTGTGGTTGGGGGTATTGCTGCCGCCAGTACGGTGCTGGCTCAACCGGTGCGTAACCAGATGAGTTATGACCGTCGAGTAGCCATGATGACCAATACCGCTTATGCAGAAGAAGGCATGGCTGGGCGTCAAGCGGGTAAGCAACATTTAACAGGGATGATTCGTAATGCAGTTTCTGCGGGTGGTGGTACTAAAGAATCGGCAGCTGATACGTTGGATGCAATGCTTGCTTCTGGTGCGGTTAGTATGGATTCTGCTGCAACCTTATTACCTGTATTACAAAAGTATGCGACATCTACAGGGGCTGACCCCCGCGATCTTGCAAACATAGCCATTCGCTTAAAGCAAACTTTTGCTATCAAAGATCAGGATATAGAAAAGGCTCTTAATATGGCCATTGTGGGGGGGCAAGAAGGCTCCTTCGAATTAGCTGACATGGCAAAATGGTTACCTCAACAGTTGGCTGCTGCTAGTAATGTTGGTATGAGTGGACTGGATGACTTTGCAACCCTGATCGGGGTGAACCAAGGGGCTGCCATTACAGCTGGTTCAAGCGATGAAGCTGGTAATAATGTGGTTAACCTACTGGCTAAAATTAGCAGTAAAGACGCAGCGAACTCAGCTGCAAAAATAAAATACAACGGTAAAGGTATCGATTTACCAGGCAGTATTGCTGCGGCTAAAGGCAAAGGCATTAATCAGATTGATGCCTTTATGGGGATTGTAGATAAAGTGGTTGGCAATGACCCAGCTTATCAGAAATTAGAAGCTAAGCTAAAAACCGCGAAAGGAGAAGAACGCAAGCAGGTCATTGAGTCAATGGCCAAGGTGCTTGAGGGGTCTGCTATTGGGTCAATTATTGCTGACCGCCAAGCATTAATGGGACTGTTAGGATATCGTGGAAATAAGGAATACGTCCAAGGTGTTATTAAAAAGAGTAATGAGCAACGCGAATTAAAACCTGGTCAATTTGCGGGGGATATTAATTACGCTGTTATATCTGATACCAATGACTTTAAAGCAGAACAACTTAAAAATCAGAAAGACTTTGGTGAAATGGATGCCATCAAGCCACTTTCAGATGTTTTGGGCACATTATCGAAAAATCTAGCTGATTATTCTAAGGAATACCCTGGACTCACAGCTGCTGTCGTCGGTGCCACCGATGGTATTAAGGCTATGGGGGCTGCGGCTGCGGCGTTTGCCGGGCTCCGTTTCCTTATGGGTGGTATGGGCGGTGGTGCTGGCCCCTCTGGCAGCGGTGGAATTAGCGGGCCGGGTACACTCGGTAAAATAGCGGGCAGCAGCATGGCTGTTTCAGCGCTCTACATTACCGCTGGCTCAGTCGCCATTTCGACCGTGCAAGATGTGTTGCGTGAAGACTTTGCCAAGAAAAATATGACAGAGAAAGTGGATTCCATATCCACTGGCACCTCGGGATATTCCTTCCTTGATTTTGCCTGGGCGATTGCGAAAGACAGATTCAGTAAAAAAGACTCAGCCATTCCTATTCCCTCCAATATTACCAGTGGTGATGCTAATCCCTTTACTGCATCGGCGAATAATCTTGCCGGGTTCGGTGTGCCGTCCTATCTGTCTGCTGGCCAGCAGGGACAAAAGAATCAGCCCATTCAGGTCATCTCTAAATTAGAGGTTGATGGCCGCGTGTTGGCTGAAATCGTCAATGATGTGAATGGGGCTCAGGCTGTTCGCGGGCCAACCGGGAGCCCTCAATGAGCTGGTCAGATAGCATGTTAGACGCCTCATTTCGGGGCGTTCGCCTCGATGTGATTAATACCCGCGACACCTGGAGTCGTGACACCGCGCAACATGAGTACCCCTATATTGACGGGGCTGACGTTCAGGACATGGGCCGCAAAGCCCGCAATATTCGTTTATCTGCGCTGTTTTGGGGCGATGATTACGAAAGCCGGTTACAGTCATTTATTGCTGAACTGGACAAGCCCGGCGCGGGGGAGTTGATACACCCTATCTATGGCTCGATGCCCAATATGCAGGCCATTGAGTGCCAGGTAAATCATGATGCAGATAATGTAGATTACTGCACTGTTGAACTGGTTTTTCTGGAATCAAAAACCGGCAATCCGTTCTTCAGTCAGGACTATCCTACCGCCCAGGCTGATGCCATTTTTAATCAGGTACAATCGCTGATGGATGCCGAGCAGAGCCTGATGGATGATGCACTGGCCCCGTTGCGTGATGCTAAAAAGCTGATGTCAAAATCAAAGGCGCTGGCCTCTGCGGCATTAAACATGATCATTATCTTTCGCAGTGAAATCACCGGTTTTGTGGGCGGTACCACCGATTTTTTGCAATACCCTGGCGCGTTCATGAGCGACTTACAAAGTGCCGTCAACCTGACCTCACTTAATACCACCTCCAGTGGTGCAAGCGCCGGGAGCGGTGTCTCTGCCTCCAGCGCAATCAGCCAGACCAACGCCACAATGTCTGACTGGGGCGAGTCTCACCGCCAGTTAACGGCTATTGCCAATATGCCCACCGCCCTTGTATCCGGTGAAAAAACGGCCCCAGTGGATATGCCCGCAGGCACGTCAGTGGCAGATATATCTGAACTGATTGCCATGGTGACCATTGTCGTGGCGGGTGAGATGGCACAGGACGCCGCTGATATCTTTAGCGATGATGAGATTAACAGTCTGCTTTCTCCCGCAGAGATTGAGCGGATCGCCAATGATACCCGGACATTCATTCAGGTGGCGATTGACCAACATCGGGCGCAGTATGCCGATGCCACACAAGAGATAAGCTCCAGTCCAACGGCACTGGGTATCGCCTGGCAACCGGTTGTTGATGGGTTAAAAGACATCGCGCTGGCCGTGCAGCAGTTGGCCGCCAACATCATTACCACCCGCCCACCATTGATACAGCGCCGTGTTGAGGGGGTCAGTAATCTGCACCTGGTTGCCCATCGTTGGTACGGTGACTATCAGCGTGCCGTTGAGTTGCAGCGCCTCAATCCTCAGTTGCGCAACCCTAATGACCTCAAGCCAGGGGATATGCTTTATGCCTACGCCATCTGAAAAAGAGCAGGACAACCGCGTCAGCATTCTGATTAATGGTAAAGTCCACAGCGCCTGGAGTCGTTACCAGATTGACTCTGATTTCCTGATCCCCGCCGATGCCTGGAGCGTTTCGCTGGGTCTGCCTGATGGTGTATTCCCTCCCGGCATTACGCGCGGGGTCTCCGTCCAGGTGAAGGTCGGCACAGACACGGTGATGGTAGGCCGTATTGATAGCATTCAGCGCAACATTTCGCGCAAGCAATGCGCATTGTCACTGTCCGGGCGCGATGGTGCAGCCATCCTTGTCGATTGCGCCGCACCTATATTCACTTCTCGCCAGTTGGGACTGGAAGACGTGATTGCCAATATCGTGCGCCCCTTGGGTATCACCAAAATTCGGATTAACGCCGAGAGCGCCATCCGTAATGATAAGGTCAGCATAGAGCCCGGCGAACGCGCCTGGGATGCGTTAGTCCGTGCCGCTGCTGGGCGTGGCTTATGGCCATGGTTTGAGCCCGACGGCACTTTAGTCATTGGTGGCCCGGATTACACCACACCGCCGGTGGCTACGTTAATTATGCAGTTTGATGGCGAAGGCAATAATCTGCTGTCATTGAATGATAACTCGTCAATCAATGGCTCATTTTCCGAGCTCACAGTATTGGCGCAGGGTCATGGCCAGGGCTCCAAGTCCTCAACTGATCTGGGCATTGTTGACGTTGACAGCGCCAGCATCCAAAGCGTCGCCAGTGATGAGCCTGACGATGATTCGGATCAAGTCGTTGGCACAGCCGAGACCGGTACTCATGGCCTGAAAACCGTCATTAAAGACCCTACTGTGCCGTATTATCGCCCACAAATAATGGTCGTCGGTGATGCCGACAATCTGGATCAGGTACGCTATCGCGGGCGCAAGGCGATGGCGGATGCCCGTCTGGCGGGATACAGCTTAACAGCGGTGGTGCGCGGTCACCGAACGTCTGATGGCATATTGTGGGAGCCTGGCCAGCGGATACATGTCCGTAGTGAACCCCATGCCATAGACGCCATTTTCTTTCTGATGGGGCGTGAGTTCGTTGGTGGCCGCACCGATGGCGAAACCACCACTTTACGTTTAAAAGAGGATGGTATCTGGATACCAGACGCTTTCCCGAAAAATAAAAAGGGCCGAAAAAGAAAGGCTAAAAAGGATAAAGAACTGGGGATAGTCAATGTGGAATAATGTTGATGGTCGAATTAATACGGCGTTAAACCGTATTCGAAAGGCATTTAGGGCGGTGTTAACACGGGTTAACAGTGGCGGTCAGATTCAAACCGTACAGGCCAGAGCGCTGGCAGGGGAGCAATTGCAGGACAATGAATTGTTCCAGCACTATGGCTTTACCTCCAACCCACTTCCCGGCACGATGGCCATCATATTGCCTCTTGGGGGTAACACCTCCCATGGCGTGATTATCGCCACTGAAAACGCGTCTTACCGGCTTGCAGGGCTCGAGTCCGGTGAAGTGGCACTCTATACCGATGAGGGGGCTAAAATCGTTCTCAAGCGAGGTCGCATCATCGATGTGGAATGTGATACCTATCGCGTGACCTGCAAGAAGTATGAAATCAATGCCGAGGAAAAGGCTGATTTCAATACCCCAATGGTGAATGCTAGTGAGCAGGTCACCGCGCAGAATAAAATTACCGGTAATGGCGGTATGGTCATCAAGGGTGGCACTGGAGCAACATTTGAGGGTAATATCGGGCAGACAGGTGGCAACTACACCACCGAGGGTGATGTGCAAGCGGGTGAAATATCTCTGACCGGACATCATCATATTGATAGCATGAGCGGCCCAACCTCGGACGCAAAAGCCTAACCCACTGAACCTCTTCACCTGAACTTTCCTGCTCCATGCCGCCATAGTGGCGGCATGGACATGCTAATTGACCCTTCAACCCGAGACTACACTGGCGAAAGCATCAGTACGCTGGCCAATGCTGTCTATCTGCGCCTGATGGTTCCACTGGGCTCCTGGTGGGCTGATACCACGTTAGGCTCGCGACTGCATGAACTGGCCCGTGAGAAAGATGTCTCGCGGGTGTATACCCTGGCCCGCCAATATTCCGAGCAGGCATTGCAAAGTTTGATTGATGATGGCCGGGCAATGGCCATTACCGTGACATCCACCCGGATAAAATCGGGGTGGTTATTACTGCATATTGTTGTTGAAACTGCCGCCAATCAATCTCAAACGTTTAGCCATCCAGTGAGGGTTGCCTGATGCCCCATATAACACCCACCGTTGAGGCTATTCGCGATACTCTTTTACGGGATATCCGTAACTTATTACCCGATGCCGATATTTCACCGGACAGTGACTATTATATTCGGGCTTCATCTGTAGCCAGTTGTGCAGGCGGTATTTATCAGGATCAAGGCTGGATTGTTCGCCAGATATTCCCCGATACCGCCGATATTGAATTTCTGGAATTGCATTGCCGGACACGGGGCATTGTTCGTAAGCCTGCCAATACCGCCACCGGCACCATTGACCTGACAGGGGAGCCGAATGCAACGGTAGCCAGCGGACTCACCGTTACCCGAGATTCTCTCTCATTTGTGACTACAGAGCAGGCGACTATCGGACTGGATGGCAAGTTAACCATAGCCGCGCAGGCCACTATTGCAGGCACAACCGGAAACACTGCACAAGTGATGTCTGGCATGCTGTCGTCAACGCCGGATGGCGTAGACACAACGGTTATTATTGGCATCATGCGCGGTGGCACTGACCAGGAAAGTCCAGAAGACCTGCTGGCTCGCCTGCTGGATATCATCCGTCGCCCGCCTGCGGGCGGTAATAAATATGACTACAAACGCTGGGCACTGGAAATTCCTGGCGTAACAGCGGCGTATGTCTACCCGTTACGGCGCGGGCTGGGAACGGTAGATATTGTTATCACCTCCGCTGATGGTTTGCCCTCAGAAGCCATTATTGATGCAACACAAGCTCACATTGATGACGTTCGCCCAGTGACCGCGAAAAGTTCACTCGTTATGTCTCCGACGATTAAGACATTTGATATTGGTGTGAAAGTGACATTAAGCGGTATTACTTTAGATGTTGCCGCAACGCTAATTAAAGAAACGCTAAATAATTATATAAACCGCCTTACACCGGGTGAAACATTTATTCGCAGCCAGGCTGAAATGTTGGTTTCTCTTATTACCGGCGTCACTGACCGACAAATAATCACGCCTGCTAATAATGTTGTGCCGCAGGTCGATGACGCTGTTGTTGAGTGGTTGCGGGTTGGCGTGATTACGGTGTCCTTACTATGACATTCTCAACTTTATTGGGCCTGCTATTACCGCCCGTCGCGTATGACACGCAACAGCCAAAAATCAATGCTGAAATTCAGGCTGAAGGTAGCGCTCTTGATTCGGCATCTATTCTGGCAAATGCCGTACTGGGCGGCATCACTCCCTTTTACGCTAATAACCTGCTGGTCGATTGGGAGCGCGTTCTGGACATTACCGCTGAACCAGAAGCCAGTTATCAGCAACGCTTGCAAGTTGTCCTTATCAAATTGTCAGAGTCGGGTGGCCTCAGTACTCCTTATTTTAAGCGCATTGCAGCCAGCGCGGGATATCAGATAACCATCGATGAACTGGAGCCCTTCCGGGCCGGTGTCAATCGGGCGGGTGATGTGATCAGCGTACCGGATGTTATCTGGGTCTGGCGCGTGAATGTATTCGGCTCCAAAACTCAAACATTCAGATTTAGAGCGGGCGCATCGGCTGCGGGAGAGCGCTTATCGTCTTTCTCAGACACCGTGCTTGAAACCGTGTTTAACAACCTTAAACCCGCCCATACCTTTTGTTATTTCACGTATCAGGAGAGCTGATAATGAAAAATATCATGCCACCAATTAATACCCCCGATAAATCATTTCATGATGGTAATCCAGCGACAGGTGAGCAAGGGACGATTGTTTCAGCTGAGTGGCTGAACAACGCTCAGGGCAGTATTAGAAACACCCAGCAAGAATTAATATCTGTATTAACTGAAGCGGGTATTGCAATAGATGAAAATAAAACCAATCAGTTATTACTGGCAATATTAAACCTGATTACAACTCGTTCGCCTGATTTACCTGTTGCCTCTACCGCACAAAAAGGGATTGTTCAGTTAAGTAGTGCGACTAACAGCACCAGCGAAGTTTTAGCAGCCACACCAAAGGCGGTAAAAGCCGCGCTTGAT